ATTGGAACCTACGTCTACACAGTACCCCAGTGTTCGCGTGTAACGCGAACACGATAAAATCCGTACGACTACCTTTGGTAGTCGCACGGATTTGAGAGTAAAACCTCCCTCAAGATATCTCCCCCAGCAACCCACTTCGTGGGTTGCAAGGGAGTAACGCAGCGCAAACCCTTTGGGTCGCGGGCTTCGCCCGCTGATCATCATATAGAAAATCTTATTCAAATTGGTTATATAAGATTCTTACCAATAACCCTTCTTGTCTTTACTAGGCCCCGTTAGGGTTGCGGGCGAAGCCCGCTGACCCGAAGGGGGGTTAGTTATCTAAAGGAGGGCATATGGGTCAATGAGCCGAAGGCTCATAACCTTGGACCACCTTCGGTGGTCCCGAGGAACCTCGGTTCCCATAGTTAGATGTAGGCATACTTCATGTCCGGGTAATTGACGTCCGGGTACACCTCTTTCAAGAAATCGGCCAACTCTTTCCCCGAATTCAGGAGCCCGCGGTGGTTAATATACCATTCCCGCGGCGTATAATTGGCCGTCGGGGACAACAGTTTATCCAGCGCTTTGTCGATATCAAATTCGCTCGTGAAAAACTCGCCGGTGACGCCCGGCACCACATTGTTCCAACCCCCCACGATGTTACGATTGACCAAGACGGTCAAGTTGCGGAGCATGGCTTCGGTAATCACCCGGGGCGACGCATCGCTCACGTTCGGCGCAAACAACATGCGACATTTTTGCATTTCGGTTTGAAACTCGTGAAAAGGTAAAAACGGGACGGTCTTGACAATTCCGGTGCATTTATCGGTAAATTCGCAGTTGGTGCGACCCACAATGATCCCCCGTAAATGGTATTTGGAACACATGACCTCCAGGCATTTTTTAGCTAAATCCCAACTGCGAATGTACCAATTCCATCCGGGCTCGCATTTTTCATTGTCGTCCAAGCACACATACATGAAATCGTACTCTTTTTCAATCGTAGTATCCAACGGATAATGATCCACGTTCTTCAAATCGGCTTCTGCCATCAGGAGCAACGGCAACCCCGAATATTGCAACTTGTAGCCGGGGTCCCGGAAACAGTGGATCCAAGACGTCACCATCGACGGATAATCGTGCTTGCGGTCTTTATGAAACTGGTCCTCGTGCGGGTTGTGAATTTCGTTGGGGAATTCCAAATAACTGGACAATCCACACAAGTGCCATCCGTCCGCCTTGTATTGTTCGTACTTGAGTTCGTGAGCCGTCTCACGGAACGGGGCGCTGATCGCAATGATGTTCAATTTGTGATGCTGTTCGTCGCGAATATTCTTAAACGGGAATTCCACATCGGGGGGTTCGATCGGGTTCACCGGATCCGTGGCAAATCCTTCTTGGTTGCGTTCCCACGGCCCAGACCTGGACGTATTTTTATTCACATAATGAAGATACCACAGGTACAAGAGTACCAACAACCCAAAAACCATGTACGCCACTTCCAAATAAATCATGAATTTTTTAGGAATAATCACCATGGCCAATTTAGCTGAAGCGTGGGATAGACCTTGCGGGGTTTTATTATAAAACCATGATAAATGATTTATGCGACGGTTTCGGTTCCCCCCTACCCCGAATAGGTCAAATAGTCCACAATGTGTTTGACGGCCCCCGAACTGATCTTACGCCGGCCCGACCCGGATTCCATATAAATGTTATCTAAACAATGAGCATCGCGCGATATTTCTTGGATCAACCGACCGACCGTTTTGAATTCTTTCATGATGGCCACGGCGGTGGCCGAACTCACCGATGGTATTTGACACAGGATGATTTCCCCAATGTTTTGGGGGGTCACATTGTCCTTCTTCACCTTTTTCACGACGGTGCAGTACGACGATACGGTGGTGGGAGGGGGCGCTTCGCCACCTGTCAACGGCGGTTGGGTATCCGCATGGGGATACGGGTGGGTCCACGAATGGGCCGGGCTCTTTTTATGGTCTAAATTACGTTGTATTTTCTTGGCCGTGCACGCAATCCATTCGGCGGTTTCTTGGATCCCCGCCGTGCGGTACACGCTAAATCCCTTGTAATGGTTCAAGGAGGTGATAGTTGCGTAAATGAGTTCACGTTTCTTGGAACAGGTGATCTGGGTCATGACGCCTTCAATCAAATACACAATGTTATGGGCATGGACTTGGCTCGCATGGAGGAGACGGTGCGACTGTTCGTCGTAGCGTCCGTCGTGGATGCTGGCCAATAAATCGGCAAAGGTCTTGCGTTCAATGATCATGGCCGGGACACCGACCTCGTCCGCTTGGATCAAGATATCGCCTAAAGGAAGGACCCGTTTGGTCACATGATAAGGCTGCGCCGAAGCCGTAGGCGAGGAAGTGATGGACGCTAATTTTTCGTAGAGGGCAGTTTCGCGTTCATCCACGACAATATGCATACGTTCCGTATTTATTCTTGGTAATAGTGACCAATGTTTATATAGATGACTCGACGGTGTGCCCGGTTATTGACATCATATACCAAGATATGATGTAAATCAAATCACCCCACGGACCACACGGACCCTACAATTTACTGCATATGAGCACGAGGAGACGTGACCATGTTGACCGGAAGATTCTGCGAGGGAAACCGCTTGAAGCGGTTTTTACGCATGTTCACTAAACTCAGGAGACCATTCCCACGCTCCACGTAGGCGTTGTACACGCTGTCCGGGATGTTCGTGGTGGGCGGCGTGCCCGCCTTCTTGGATCCCCCGCCCTGATTTTGGGAAATGATCGAACGGACATAAGTTGTGCGCCAAGAACCAGAAAGAACCATTTTTACTAAAGACGTATTGGTATATATTATACTCGAGGATTTTACAGCTACTCTTGAAAAATGAATGATCACAAGAAAACGAAAACACATTTAAAAATTGAATGCTAAATATATCAATAACTATAACACACAATAGTCTCCATTGTTTGTTATAATGAACCGAACGCCCCCCTTTGCCGCGCCCTCTTCCGTGAAGGGGGGAAATCATAACAACAACCGTTCCACCGGGTACCGCGGAGCGTCGCGGAAATATGATACGGATGCGGCACCGGCACCAGGAAAAAATATGGGCGATGGAAGACCGAATTACCCCGTGAATCAGCAACATCGCCCCCCGAGGTACGATCAGGGGCCTGCATCCGCGGGCAACCGCCAAATGCGCCCAGAGAGACATCCCCACCATAAAACCCCCGGTCAACCAACATCCCTAAACATGCCCCCTAGAGAAACATACCATCCACAACAACAACATTATCATCATCCCCATCATCATCCCCATCCCCCACAACATTCGAATTACGAAGAATTGATGCATACCGGAAACCATGTGTTTTCCTCTCTCCCCCCCGACCGTGAGGACATATCTTCCAGTCAAGGAAAGAGTGACCCCCAACGTATGCATCCGGTGTCCCACAAACGGCAGTTGTATTGCGAAGACGACATCACCGTCCACAATGAGAATGGTCACGAAACCATGGTATATGACCCGTACAATCCACTAAATACCATGATCACCCAAGATGAAGTCACGCGTCTGTTGCAACATTACGGGGTCCACGTGCCCATTCATCATTTTGAATTCTATAAACGCGCCTTCATCCATCGGTCATATACCAAATCCCCGTTGGTGCTAAACAATACCTCGACCGAGTTGGTCATCACGCCGCAACCCGACAATTGCCTGCCCCTCTTTTCCAAATCCAACGAACGCCTGGAGTTCGTGGGCGACGGCGTCTTGGAATGTATTACTAAATTCTACCTGTACCGCCGTTTTCCTAAAGAAAACGAAGGATTCATGACCGAAAAGAAAATCGCCCTGGTCAAGAACGAGTCGATCGGGCGCATTGCCTACGAAATGGGACTGCATAAATGGTTTATCTTGTCGAAGAATGCGGAAGAAAAACAGACACGCGTCAACATGAAAAAATTGGGATGCTTGTTCGAGTCATTCTTGGGGGCCCTCTTCATGGATTTCAACAAGATGGATGTATGTGATGAACACGGATGGTTTAAATCCACCTTCCTGACCGGACCAGGATTCCAAATGGCCCAAGTATTCGTGGAAAATGTGTTTGAAAAACACGTCAACTGGATCGAACTGATTCGCAACGACGACAATTACAAAAATATTTTGCAAGTACGTATTCAAAAAGCGTTCAAGGTGACTCCCGACTACTTGGAAATCAATCCCTATAACAACGATGTGGGGTACCACATGGGCGTGTACTTGTGTTTAGGACAAAGCATACACGGATGCACGCACGCACATTCGGTGCCGATCACCTCCTTTCCGTCCTTTCAAGCCATCCACGAATACATGTCTGTTCACGGTAAAGTGTTGGTATTTATCGGGGAAGGCATGCATAAAATCAAGAAAAAGGCGGAACAAATGGCGTGCGATCACGCAGTGCAAGTGACTCAGGCGATGTAAAACAGTCGCATGACATGCATGGAAACATGAAGGTAAACAATAGTGTATATTTTTTACTTTCAAATTCATCTCTCAAATTCATATATAAGAAGATTCATCGAATAAATTATATTATATCGACCTATGGAGGCACTTTTAGAACGCCTTAAAGTGCGCAATTTCCCGGATAAAAAATTAAAAGACGGGTTAAAAATCCACGTCGTGGTTCGTGATCGCCGGCAAACGACGGACATGAACCAAGAAACCGTGGCCGAACGCGTGAACCGCCAGTCTCGGCGTGGTAAAGTTGAGGATGACACGGTGGCAGCCACCACGGCCCTGACCCTGGCCACGTCTCCGGCCCCGGTACCCAAAGAAACGGGGAAAAAACTGACCAAGATTCGTATCGATCAACCGCCTGCGGCCAAGGAGGGCGAAGAGGCCCAGGCCCAGGGCCCAGAGAAACAGGTGAAAATCCGGGTACCTCCTCGCAAGGCGCGTCTCTCGTCGGCCCCACCCACGACCGCCGCCGCGACCCAAGAGGCCATTCAAGCGTTGCGCAACACCACGCTCCGTGCCTCGCCGTTTTATCTCAACAACCGGGCGAAATTCTTGGAACAAATCAATGAACTGTTTGCCCCCTTTGTGAAAGAATTGCAAAACGCCCAAGAAAACATTACCTGTGGCAAACTGAAACTCATGGGCAAAGAGGGCGAGAAATTCCAACTGCTCTTGCACCAAAAAGTGGTGGTGGACTACCTCAATCTGTTCACCCCGTACCGCGGATTGCTTCTGTACCACGGGTTAGGGTCCGGAAAAACGGCCAGTTCGATTGCCATTGCCGAGGGCATGAAATCCTTCAAACGCATCTGTGTCTTGACCCCGGCGTCACTTAAGATGAATTTTTTCAGCGAATTGAAGCGCGCGGGCGATCCCCTATACAAGAAAAATCAGCAATGGACCTTCCTGGCGACCACGGGCGACCCCGAGATGGAAGCCACACTTTCGCAGAAATTGTCGTTGCCGGTGGAGTATATTCGCAAGAAAAAGGGGGCATGGGTGGCCGACGCCACGTTGCCGCGCAACGGCGACCGCGTCATTGCCGCGAATTTCGCCGATTTGCCCGAAGAGGACCAAAAATCGGTGGACGATCAGCTCAACCAGATGATCCGGGTCAAATACCTCGACATCAACTACAACGGTCTCAACCGCAGCATGATGACCGAACTCACCGAAAATTACAAGAAAAATCCGTTTGATCATTCCGTGATTATTGTGGACGAGGCGCATAATTTAGTGAACCGTATTGTGAATAAATTATCGAAATTGCCTAAAAAGGCCGGAACCGGGCTGGGATCCAAATCCAAGGATAAAATGCCCATCAGTTTGCTCCTATATGAATACATCATGAGTGCCCAGAATGCGCGGGTGGTGTTGTTGTCCGGCACACCCCTCATCAACACGCCCAACGAAATTGCGGTGCTCTTCAACATGATACGCGGTTACATCAAAACCTGGACGTTTTCGGTGAATGTCGCTACGCAACAAAAAGTGACCACGGAAACCATCCGCGCCATGTTTGATCGCGAGAATTTCCAAACCCTGGATTATCTGGAATACGGGCAAAATAAATTGACGATTACCCGCAACCCTTACGGTTTTGTGAACAATACCACGGGCGTGTGCCGACCCTCGACCAAGAAGGTCGTCATCCGGACCAAGAAACCCACGAAAGGGGGAGGAGGCAAACCCACGAAACGCCGCCGCACCGCTACCCCGGGGCGCAAAACCCGGAAAATATGGATCATGCGTGATCAGGAGGATGCGGACGAGACCGAAGAGGGCGGGGAAGGGTTTTACGACGAAACCCGGCCCATTGACGATCCTATACCTCACAATGCCCAGTTCGTGATGGCCCCGCACCTCATGTATACGGGCGACAATGAACCGCACAAAGGTGGGGGTGGGGATGGGGATGGGGAGCGTGGCGAGTGGACGGGAGGCAATCCTCCCTACTATGGGGTATGTCTCGACGAAACGGGCAACGTGGATGACGTCAAATTCGTGGCCAAAGTGCGCGACATTTTACGCCGCCACGGTCTCGAGATTGTGGCTACCCCGAAAGTTGACCTCTACAAAGCTTTGCCGGATCGTGCCGAGCCCTTTTTAGATGCGTTTGTGGATACCGAGACAGGGGCGATGAAACATGGCGACCTGTTTTCCCGGCGCATCTTGGGACTGACCTCGTATTTCCGGAGTGCCCAAGAATCCCTGTTGCCCTCCTTTGTGCCAACGGAAGAGGGGGGCATTTACCACTTGGTCGAGACGGACATGAGTGATTATCAGTTTGAACGGTACGCCATCATACGTAAGGAAGAGAGCGACAAGGAGGCCAATGCCCAAAAACGCCAGAAGAAGCAGGGGGCCCAAGAAGGGACCGGCAACGGCAACGGATTGTATCGGGAATTCACCTCGACCTACCGTATTTATTCGCGCGCCTGTTGCAATTTTGCGTGGCCCGACCCCCCGGGAAGACCGATGAAAGCCGCCCAAAAACCGGCTAAAGAAGATGCCGAGGCCGAGGTCGAAATCCAGACGGGGGGCGACACCACCACCCTATATTCTGCCAATTTGATGGCCGATACCCAAGAACAAGACGCCATCATACAACATAATCGAGAAGACATGGAAGCCAGTGGATTGTATGACAACGACGACGAGGATCAAACCGGGGGCGGGGATGCCGACGACATGTATCCCGCAGATTTGGACGATATGGGGGAGATGCGCGACGACGACGACGACCTGGCCGACAAGGATCAAATAGAACGTGCCTTGGAAAAGATTCGCCGCCCTGAATTTCTTTCCCAAGAACAATTGCCTAAATACAGTCCCAAATTCGCCGCCATCTTGGAGAATGTCTTGGAACCCGACCACGTGGGCCTCCATTTGATCTATTCCAGTTTCCGTACCTTGGAAGGTATCGGTATTCTCAAACTCATCCTGGAAATCAACGGGTACCAAGAATTTAAGCTAAAGCGTGGGGCCGACGGCGAATGGGACATTGAAGGGAGCGCCGCCGACGACGGAAGTAAACCGCGGTTTGTCCTCTACACCGGGACAGAAACTGCCGAGGAAAAGGAACTCATTCGCAACATTTACAATGGCGACTGGTCCAACATTCCGCCTAAAATTGCCCAGAAATTGGAATCTTGGGACAAGGATGGCAAAAAAAATACCATGGGGGACATCATCAAGGTCCTCATGATCACGGCCTCTGGCGCCGAAGGCATCAACCTGAAAAACACCCGGTATGTTCATATCGTGGAACCGTATTGGAACATGGTGCGCGTGGATCAAGTGGTGGGCCGCGCCCGCCGTATCTGCAGTCACGAAGAGTTGCCCCCCGAATTGCGCACGGTCGAAGTGTTCATTTATCTGTCCGTGTTCAGCGAAAAACAAAAGACGGACCGGAATTACATTGATTTGATGAACCGCGACGTCAGCCGCGAAGATGAGAGCGTCCCGGTGACCACCGACGAAACCCTGTACGAAATTTCGTTGCAAAAAAGTCACATCAATCATCAAATATTGGAAGTGGTCAAGGCCACCTCCGTCGATTGTGCGCTCTACAATCGCGACGGGAAATCGGTCTGTTACGGGGCGAAATTGGAACACCTGGACTCCGACACCTTTTTGTCCACCCCCACGATGGAACAGGATGCCCAAATGCAGACCCGGACCACCAAGCAGGTGCAACAGGTACGTTTCCGCGAAATCACCACCCAAGGCAAAAAATACCATCTCCACGAAAATACCCAAGAATTGTTCGACCACGAAACATTCATGCGTGCTAAAAAACAGCCGGACCCGATCCAGGCCCTGAAGGACATGCGCCCCGTAGGAAAATTGGTCAAAGAGGGCACGCGGTATAAAATCGTGCCGATGGAGGATATAGGACAAAAAGGGGGGGTCGTCGACGCCTTGCTGGCGCGTTTCAGTACCCTGCCCAACATTTCCACGGCCACGGCTTCGCAGATGAACACCACGAATTCCGCCTTTCACACCAGTCAGGCCAACGTTAGCGGAAATTCCCATCCGTGTGTGGCACCTCATTCATGTCCGGGCAATTTTGGCAGATAATACGATGGCCAAAATTTTGGCAGATAAGAAGAAGAAGACATTCATCTCTCACTTGGGACGGTTGAGTTTCATATACTCTACAATCAAGGAATCGCAGAGATTCATGTCTTCCGTGGGATTCGGCGGGGTGGTTTTGTGAGATTCCGTGGCGTGTTTTAGACAGCGCATATAACAATGTTCCAAGCATCTGGACATTTCTAAATTATAGACCTCGTTCTTGGTCGAATTGGACAGGGACCCGTACCGATTCTCCATGAACATTTTCTTGATGTTGCCGTGACAATATAGGATGTATCCGTTGACCGAATCAATGTTATGGAGCACTAGTTTACGCTCCATACTGGTATAATCGGGGGCGGGGCTTTTTTCCGTCATGTGTGTGTGATAATTCGTTCTATATGAATCATGAATAGAATCCATATAGAAAATGAACGTAATAATACAAGTATAGAATTCGAAGATTCAAACGCACCCATCCATTTTTGCCATGAGTGACGACCATGTACTGACCATTAAAACTGTCCAAATTCAACCCATTCGTAACATGATCACCGCCATTAAAGATATCTTGACGGACGCCACCATCACGTTCACCAAAGAGGGCATCCGCATCATCAATTTCGACAAGACCCATACGATCTTGGTGAATGTGGTGCTGCACGCCAATAAATTCGAACTGTATGAATGCAAGCCCGATAAGATTGTGATTTGTGCCAACACCCTCCATCTGTTCAAAGTGATTTCGACGATGTCGAACGACGACACCCTGACGATGTACATTGACAAGAGCGACTACCACGACGGGGTGGTGTCGCATCTGGGTCTCCAGTACGAAAACGGGGACATTCACCAGTGTTATATTCAAAAGTTACGACTGATTGAGCCCGATACCGAAGAATTGGTGATTCCCGACATTGAATACACCACCATCATCAATTTGCCGTCGCTCGATTTCCAGAAGATTTGCCGCGACATGAACTCGATCAGCGAACGCGTGGAAATCCGCAACACGAGTACTGAGCTGAAATTCTCCTGCGAGGGTAATTTTGCCAGCACCCAAATTTACCGGACCGAGACGGACGGATACACGGAATTCGTGCAACGGCCGCATGATCCGTCCGTCGTCACCCAGGGCATTTTCTCGACGAAATCGCTGTTGCAATTCATCAAGTGCACGCCCCTCTGCAATACGGTCGAGTTGTATTTGAGCAACGATTTACCGCTTATTTGCTCGTACGAGTGTGCGTCGCTTGGATCGATTCGTCTGTGTCTGTCGTCGCTGCCGATGATTTAAATTCCGTTTCGTTTTTGTGCGCGATCCTCCGGCCAAATACGAAGCAATTTCTTTGGCGTCTTTGATATCGAACCCGGGATGGAGCATCGACCTGGCCCGAGTATGCGTGCCCGGAGCCGATTTCATGATTTTCGATCCCATGAGTGCAATGGTGGCGCCGGACCGTATTTCCTTTCTCTTTTCTTGGAACATGGTTTTCAAGGCCTCCTCGCGCTGATTCGGGGCCATGGCCGTGGGAACCCGAATTGTTTTAGGTATAAGATCTTCGGGTAATTTGCCGAGGTGGTCACGCAGAGTCATGTCTGCGCCGTGGGACAATAAATATTTCACGGCCTCGGTCTGGCTTTCTTCTGCCGCCAGATGAAGGGGGGTGCGTCCGTACGGGGTGGGCGTATTGACGTCCTGGCCCTGGACCTCGATTAAAAAGGACAATATGTCCATGTTCCCGTGCATCGCGGCCTGGTGTATCGCCGTTCTGCCGCCGTTGTCCGGGTAATCCTCGGCCCCCCATTTTTGCAAAAGATTGTAAATGTCCCGGGTCGATGACATTGCGCACGTACTGAGCGTACTGTACCCGAAGGCGGCGGGTACCCGGGGATTTACATCGGCGCCTCCCTGTATCAAAATATCGACGATTTCAATGTTTCGTTGTTGAATCGCTTCCAATAACGGTAAACTCAACATGGACGGTCTATTCACATCGACCCCCTTTTCTACCAATATTTTGACCAATGCGGCCCGACCATGCATACACGCATGTATCAGGGGGGTACCGGGCGTGCATTCGACGGACGCATCTGCGCCTTTTTCCAATAGGTATATGGCAATGTCCCAGCTCTCATTCAATATGGCCGTACATAACGGTATAGTTGGGAACGATTCAAATTTTTTCAAATGATCATATACGATCATAAAAATAATGATATCCCATTGTCGATTTTCGACCGCATTGTCCAATATATCCATCTTGGCATCATGCGTGGATCGATAACCGAGGTAATCGCGTTGATACAAACGTTTGAACTTCTCTAAATCCTCAATCAAATTGCCGGTCGTGGGGTCCCAGATGGATTCTTCTTCCGCGGCCCGACTGAAGACGGGGCCCGCACCTGATATACGACGTGTAACCATGTTTACATTATCCCGATAAAAAAGTATTCATGGAAAGTTCATATTTACTTTACGAAAGCATCTTTAGTTGATGTACATGATACGATAACTATCAAACCCGTATTTGGCAATATACTGCATATTACGGATGGTTAGTGCCCAGGTGCATCCAGAATGAAATACGTGATAATCTTCTTCGATATGAAACATAATTTGGTACAGTTCTTCACTATATGTCGTCATGAATCCATCCCCCGGTCGAATAAACAAATCGTGCAAATATTGCCAACGTTTCAATTTGCTGATCGTGGCGTAGGCCGTTGACACCATTTTTTGGGTATGTTCACATTCAATAAAGTCGAAATTGGCGTCGTCAGGATACATGCTTTCGTCAAAGAGGGGCACCGTTTTTATTTGGCCAGTATTTTCCAGTAAATCGGTATGGAAAGATTGGCGGCACATGGGACACACGATACCTTGGCCCTTTAGTTCAAATAGCTTCAACATGCAGGGCATGCAAAATACATGCTGGCACGAGGTGACAAACGTTTGTGCGGAAGGTTCCGGCGAATCCAAACCGGTCAAACAAATGGAACATATGGTCTCTTCGGTCGTGTCGTTAGCATTTTCTGCGGGGGGGTTATTTAGCGGTAACTCATATACATCATTTATGGGAGAGCAATGTAGTAGGGTCCCGACCTCCGGTTTAGCCTCCACGGGCAAAGGCACAGCCTCCTCCGGTTTAGCCTCTTCTGTGACAGCCTCAGTATAGATGACATGAATTCGACGTGTTTTATATTTTAGGTATCTCTTAATAAACGATTGCATCATTGTATTTGATCACATGGAATGCTTAAATACAATGATACGACGACTGAATCAATTTTCGGGACAATTTTAGGCATCTTTAGAATTCAGGACTATGGGCCTTAAAAAGGCAACCAGTACGCATCAACCCTTCAATGTTCATGATGACCGCCGGATCTTGCAACGTACAATTTTTCATCCAAATTTTGATAATACAAAACCCCCGTTTAGGCGAAATCGTGATGCCGTTGACTAAATCCATGTGCGACGGATCCACCGTCAACGTATTGCCACACAACAGATACGTCAACTTGCGCCACACTTGCACGACCGTCTTGTTCGTGACCTTGTACGAAAAACATCCCCCCTGTCGATTCATACTGTCCTCCCACATGGGGGTGACTCCTATACGCATCACAAAGAGCATGCAATTTTTAATAATGTTGTCGGTGATGGTCTCATTCAACGCGACCAGTTTGTCGATGCGATCAATGTTTTCCATGATCAGCTTGTAACTCGCTAAATTCCAATTTTTGTCGTTGGGCAAATGATAATAATAATTCCATTTCGAGTATAGGACCAATTCATTGGTAGATGTCGAGGCAGTTTCTGGACTCTGTCCCAAGGAAGAGCTGCGTACCTTATCTGTAACATACGAAACCCCGCGAGGTCCTAGATTTAAACATGTATTTGTCACCGACGACCACCCTGGTACTTCATGATGATGATCACTCAAACTATCATGATCATGATCACCCAAAAAAGATTGCTCAACTTCTGTCATACAACTCATTTTCCAAACAAAGGGATGAAATTGTCTACGTCGGTTGGCAATATACTCTTATAACACACATTTTTTTTATATTATTTTACTCGCACTAATTTTACTCGTAGTACACCTTTGCGCATTTACACACTTGTTGTATTTTTGCCGTTTTTAGGCGTTTGAAATGTAAAAAGGTGTAAAAATACTGTAGTTATATACATAACGCCACTATAGCCACTATTATTGCTGCTACACATAATCCTATTATTACACTCTTATGGAAACCGTCTGTGCAACCGCATTTTTTGGTTTCTGTTTTACTATAATCCATTATGTAAAGTATAATAATGGATTATTTTTATGCGCTTTAAAATCGGTAAAGGTGTGAAGATTTATCACCTATCAATGAATTTAGGCACACCACACAATTTATACATGGTATGATCCAATTCAATATGTTCCCCATATCTCAATTCGAAATAGCGAATGTCGCTGTCCATGACAATCAACGTATAATTGTGGTCAAACACCGCATTTCGATGTCCCATATACATCAACATGCGCAATACAAACGCACTGGACAACAATTCGTTGCCGATCATCATCATGGAAGGCGGCACCGTCAACGGAACCGGCTTTTTCATTTTGGGATGCGAATATTCAACCGACAAAAACCGGACTTTAGAAGGTATGAATACGAGGTTACCGTGGGACTCGGCGGACATGGAGGGAAGCACAAACAGCGATTTACCATGGGTTTCCGTCAAGGAGAGAAGTTCCACCGGATCATGCACGACCGTGGGTGGCAAATGGCGGATCCAATACTGCTGGCTCGCATTCTTAAACACCATCAACGGATGATATATGAAATCTTCTTCGTAGAAATTTAGCAATTCAAATTCAAAGGGCACGCGTATCTGGTTAAAAATACACTGACTGGGGTCCACATTGGTGTACATTTCGGTACATTCTACCTTGGGATACACGCCAAACATCATGTCATTGTCGGTCACCGGTTTGGACCGTGTCGCAAAAATAGACACCCAATTCTCATTACCCGGTTCTTCTTTGATCCGCATCACGAATTTGTAGATATGATTGGTATATTGGCACATCGTTTTATATGATTGTGGAATCACCGGGTATTTATCGCAGATGCATTCGACCTGTTCCTCTAGCCACACTTTGCTTTTGACAAACGCGTCCATCATATAGAAACAAATGGAGAGAATATGGGTTTTAAATTGCTGAATAGTGATGACGAGATCGGTCATGGCCGTGGGGCGTATTACTGAAATAGACGTACGAATTTCTATATGGTTTACCACCCTAGGGGTTACCCCCTAGGGTTTACCCAAAGGGTTTACCCAAAGGGTTACCCAAAGGGTTACCCAAAGGGTTACCTTGATACCAAGGTTTACCCAAAGGGTTACCCAAAGGGTTTACCACAGCAATTTGTCGGCATAATACCCGGCCGTGCCAGGGGTCTTGCGGTCTTTATTATGACGTATCTTGTACAAGCGTCGGCGTTCGTCCGCATATTCTTTGCCAAATTTTTTCATATAGGTCGGGTAGTCGTTGTACCCCATGCCCCCGCACGCCACGATTTTTTTGCCATCCTTGAACACGTCAATCTTCTTCGAAGGGTCCGTGGAATGTTTGACCTGGACGCCCAATTCTTTGGCACGGTCACGCGTATACTGGGTAATGGTGTACGGCATCAATGTTCTTATATATAGCATGAATATTTAGGGTTCAAGTAGGCATATGATGAGTATTTGATCCACCCACGATTCAAAATAAAGTATACACCCTTGAACATTATAAACCGGACACCCTTTGGGTGTCCGGCTCAGTGTTTAAGGGATTGCGCGAAGCGCAATTGCTTCGCAATAACGTTACCGATAAATCAATTGTATCAGGCGCCCATCAAAGATGGGCGTCCGGATTCAAATGTTCATCGGTGTAATTACTATGCTATATTTAGTATAGTAATTATGGGCAACAGTTGTAAAATTAATGTGGATGTCGTCGTGCCTAAACAGGATTCCAAACCACCTCTTAATTCGACCAATAGCATTCATATTACCAAAGTGAGATTCGTGAGTAAAGTATCCTTTTATTCCTATCTCAGTTTTACCAAGAACGAACCCCGGCCTCATGTGTGTCCGGACAACCCCCTGAATGAATATCACATAGAAGTTCCGTGTTCATGTTTGCGGTCCCCGATTCCTGACGCCGTGGCGCCACCCAAAACCATGTTTGATAAACTAAACAAGGAACAATTGAACGATATGATTATCACTGACATGACTCAGTCCGCCAAATTCATTCGCCATATTCCCGATCATCTCATGGAGGCTAAAGATAAAATGGATCATTTCCTATATGAAGATTTGCGCCGTCGATCCAACTCTTATTCCATCATACCGTTGGTTCAACTGGATTAGATATCCTAGATATCCAGCGATACCGCGTGGCGGTTTGCTGATTAGATATCCAGCGATACCGTATTACGGTCGCTGCGTTGTTTGCGACGGGACCGCTTCGGCATCGACGCATTCTGCATATCACGCAACGACGAAATACTGATCATCGAATCGTTTTCGTTCAAAATGCTGGACGATGCCGGGGCAGGAGCAGGTTCAACCATTACAGGAAACGCCGCCGCCGCCTCCGTGGCTACAGGGATGTTCATAGGTGTCGAGGTCACAGGCGGCCCACTCGGTACCGTCTTGGGTTCCTCCTGCAGACTGACCTCGCGCGTTTTAAGCCCCGACAGGATTTGATCTAAATCCATGTTTTGGGGGCCGCGCATTTCCGGACGCTTCTGGGGGGCCGGAGCCGGGGAAGGCATAGATTGCGGGGTCAGCCCCGATTTCTGTTGAATGTCCACCCCCGGTTCGCGGAACATGGGGCCGCGCGCCGCCGCAATGTCCGGACGCTGGGTAAACTGCATAGTTGCCATGGGGTTCCGCGGAGGAGGCGCCTGGTTCTTCGTCGCCACGGGCGCCGGGGGAGGACCAAACTGGGTATTCACGTCGGGTTCCCGGTTGTTCATCATGGAACTGGCCATGTTGAATCCCGGGCTCGCCTGGCTCATCGACTGCACCGTCGCATTCGTAAACATCTTCATCAGTTCCGGGCTCTGGCGAATCACGTCGTTGAACGCCGGCGTCGCCGTCGAAAGGGCCTTGTTCGTGAAATTAACCACCGCCGCCGAAAACCCTAACCTCAACAACAACGCAATTTCCGGCGCCATCTTGCCGCCCTTGTATTTTTGGTACAGTTCCCCAAACAGTTCCTCGTACGAATCCAAATCCTCGTTGACCTGTTCGCCCCACCCGTCCAAATTCAGGTCAAACGGATTGAACGCCGCGTTCGCGTACTCCACCGAATTCACAAACGTCATGAACCACCACCCGTAAATTTTGACGCTGTCCTTCTTGCGCTTGTCTTCCATCGCCCCCTCATACTCGTCTTCGACTTCCTCATAATTCGAATCCATGTTGAAATGCGACGTGTGCTTGATGACCCCCTTCTCATACCACTCTTCCAACTTCTTGATCATCAGGCGCTTCTTGCGCCGCTTCTCGCGGTCGTTCATGCGCGAACCGCCGCTATTCGAATATTCAATGGGAATCTCCGTATTCAATTTGCTAAATCCGTCGTGGCTTTTGTTGTAACCGCTAAAACTTTGGGCCGTCGCCTCGCCTAAACCGGAATCGTTGATGTCTTCCATGCTCAACTTGATGCCCGGCTCTTCCTTGGGGGCACCGCCGCCGCCTCCCCACCCAAACATGTTGGAGATCCCCCCGCCAAAATTCAAGGATTTGGTCCCACTGCTCGACCCCGACACCGGAGCATTGCTGTAGGATCCCGCAACAGAGGCACCCCCCGACAATTCGTTCAAATCCTCCTCCAATTTGTCCAAATCGCCTAAATCAACGTTGGTATTGGAAAAACTGTTCTTCTTCTTCTCGTTCATCAATAATTCAATTCCTGGACCAAAATTGACCGAAGGTCGCGAATCTTGGTCTAAATTCAACGAAATTGGTTCCATGTCTTTAAGACCCAAATCAATGACTTCCATGGTTTGAATGCTAATATCTTAAGGGTATCAATTAATATTTATATTTCTACGAAAAAAATCCATATATACACAAAACCATCTTGTATGGTATCCCAAAAAAGGTTGTTCCAAGATGTTGAACCGATTTCATGCACTCTATGAAAAAATCATGGCGTCATTCCCCCTCACCGAAGAAGATCCCCTCGTCCAAGAATGGTACGGCGTCGGCATGCAACTCCTGAACCAACACCTGGCCGATTTTTCCCTCAGTCGCGATATCCTATACAAACTCTTGTTCATCTTCCCCCGTCGCGCAGAATTGTATTATTACATGGGATGCGTCTATCTGCAGCACCAGCCCGAAAATTTCGTGAGCGCCTGCTACTGGTTCCAAGCCGCCTTTCGCGAATTCGCCTACAGTCCCACCACCCCCCTGTCCAACTTGCATCCGTGTCATATAGAAAATCTCCTGGATTTCTTCAAAATTCTGTTTGATCGCAATTTCACCGCCTACGCCCAGTATTTGATGGACACCAATGCGGACATTTTCAAACAGTATTTGGCCCAAGAACGGGTGGACGCCCGGTGGCTCCTCTTCTTGGGGGCATTCTTCATCAAGACCAACCGTCTGCATCAGGCCGAGACCATTTATACCCGACTGTTGACCTCGCAAACGGACAACAAGGAGCTCCAATATCAAATCTACAACAATTGTTTGATCATGTATACCCGGATGGCCAATTTCGACCAAATCAACGACCTGGTGCGCCGCAATTTCAGTCTGTGTCATTCGATGCTCCAAGAAACCACGGTAGACATGAAGACCAAATGCAACGTGTTTTGCAGCAACATGTTGATATATGACTACATGTACCACTCCATGGAGGAACGGCGCGAACTCTGTCAGCACGTGGACACCTATTTTCCCCGACTGGACCCCGTCGTTTCGCCGAGCCCGACTAAAATCGCGCCGAGGGCCAAAATCACGGTGGGCTACTTGTCCAGCGATTTCATCCAGCACGCCGTGTCGCATTTTATTTTGCCGATCTTGGAACATCATAATACCGATGTATTTCAGGTGATCGTCTTGGTATCGCAAAATTATGCGACCTGGAAAGACGATCCTAAATACCGTCCGTGGTGGGACGGTCGGTGTCGGGCCGTGAACATCCAGGGCCTCTCTACCCAAGAATGTGCGCAACTCATCCGTGAACTGCAGATTGACATCTTGATTGATTTGAACGGGTTCACGGAACACCACCGCTTGGACGTCATGGCCCAGCGCGCGGCGCCCATCCAAATCGGGTATCTGGGTTTCCCCAATTCGGTGGGGTCCCGGAACTTGGTCCAATACCGGATCACGGACCACGTGGCCGACCCCCCGACGTCGGCCCAGTGGTACGCCGAAACCCGGCTCTACTTGCCGCGGTGTTTCTTGTTGTACAAACCGTTGGCCCAGACGGAGCCTTTCCCCGCCATGCGGATGTCGTCCTTGCTCTTTCCGTGGATCGTGTTGGGCGCGATGAACCGGGAATCCAAGAACAGCGACGAGGTGTTGGGGGCGTGGCGCCAAATCCTGGAACAGACCTCCCATACCAAACTCTTGATTAAATTGAGTACGGTGGAAGACGACGCCATCCACATCGACAAGTACCGGCAAAAGTTGGGGTTGATTGGACCGTCGAGCACGGTGAACCCGGACCGCGTCGTCTTTGCTAAATACGGGTCGACGGAGGAATACTACTTGTGGTTGTCCCATATCAACATCTTCTTGGACACATTTCCCTATTCGGGGACGACGACGTCGTGCAACGCCCTCTACAATTCGATTCCGGTGGTGACGAGGTCGCATCCGCATTTGCATGCGCACAACGTGACGGCGTCCATCTTGACGGGCATGGGATGCCCCGAACTGATTGGGGGCGATGTGGCCGAGTATGTGAAGATTGCGGTGGGACTCTCGAAGGACACGGCGCGCCAGGCCGAATACCGGGGCGTGGGGGTCCAAGAATACCGGGGCACCATTCATCAGCGGTTTCAACGGCTGATGAATCCGGGGGCCTTTATGCCTAAATACGAGGCCCTGCTGGCCCAACTCTACTTGTCGCACGTCAACGGATTGTCGCACGTCAACGGAACGGCGGCGTAGGCGGCGTAGGCGGCGTAGGCGGCGTAAATCCTATATATTAGAAATTGTACAGGCCACCCAGTCCCCGGTCGCAGCTACACATGCAGCGTTCGGGCAACGCCAGAAACAATTCCCAGCTCATGGTCAGCATGTAGTTGCCACAGTGCCGACAATTGATGGCTTCAAACTGGGGCTCGTGCTCGATTTCAAATATCCAATGTTCATCATTGACGTCATTGTAACCGAGGGTATGGAACCCATTTTTGCGCGAGGCGGCCCGGTCAATTTGCTGCCATATCCGCGTCATGTGTTTGTGAAAGACCATCTGGGCATATTCCACGGAATCCTGGTTGTAAAAAGCGTAGTTTTTGATGATGATGAGTATTTCGGTGGGAAGAGGGGTCCTATACAAGGCACATGAGGCGGTCAGGACCGTGGAGTTCATGAGCGCGGGGGGTATGCTAATGATGATAATGATGATGATAGTCGTATTATACTATTATCATCATAATAATAAGTCTATTTTTCGGTGTGATATTTGCCCCTTTTCCCACACATATAGTCGCTGCCTCTGGCGGTACTACAATAATAATACTGATTCTGTTCCCCCGTGCCATTAACTAAAAAATCCGCGTCGTAGTCTTTTTTAGGGAATATTTGACATTGTCCAAATGTATCCCCGAGGCGGTTGGGTATAAAATACTTGCATTGAATACACAATTTTGGCACGAAACGATTCTTACCCGTAATATGTAGAATCAACGACATGATTCGAACCGTACAAATTATTATAGTATTAGTATACAATTCTTCTAAACCATTTATTTCAAGGGTGTAATGGTCGGGCCCGTCCAAGGCAGTTATGTATCCAATACATGCCCTGGAGAAAACAGTCGGCCAAATCGTCCTTTTTCTTGGTCGCCAGTGACGGTAACCAAGCCTGCATGCCCGGATGTTGTTGCAAGAGCTGGGTGGCATACGTGATCCCGTCCCGCTTATGTTGTTTGTATTTGGCGTTGCTGTCGCTGGCGACGGGTTCATTCGTGACAAAGGATTTCAACTTGTTCTTGGACGAAATGTATTCAATGTGGGCGGCGGGGAACCGCATCACATAGTACATGGTGAGTTCGCCCTGCACGGTTTTCATGCGGGACGCCAACGTCGATATTTGGTTCTCGATGAGGACAACGTCGGGGGGCGATTCTTGGAACAACGGGAGAGCATCCAAGGCCCGGAACATGTTTCGGCCCAACGTGATCAAATCCAGGGTTTTCGCCGTGGTCGCGTGGCCCGCGGGGGTCGCAGGTTCCCCGATCAACCGGTACATTTTGGTCTCATAATAGTTACCAAGAACCTCGACCATGGCCTTCTTGGTGCGTGAGGTGGCACCTTCCATCGTGAGTTGATGTTGGCCCAGGAGGGCCTCCAACGCCGGATTCTTCAGCTTCATGAGCGACGTCGGTTCGTAGGCACGTTTAGGAATCAACCATTCGGTACAGAGTTTAGCGTGTTTTTCACAGAAACACTGGGCGTTTTTCTGGTATTTGGCCCGTTTTCCGCACACCTTGACGTTTTTCTTGGTCGACGTGGACAACACCGATGTACATAGACTATAGGATACATCGACCGGAGGAGGGTCGGCATGGGTCATGTGCAACAAATCCAATACCTTCCAATCGAGGAGGGTCGTCGTGGTGGTCCCCGAAACGTCCAGGTAACAGTAGGCCAAGTTTTTGATCCCGACATCAAACGACAGAATGCGCATGGGTATTTTCGATACAAATATATAGTTCCATAGATGAAGAACTATATATGGGTTTTTAGGCGTGTGAAGGATGCGCCGCCTGGTCCAAGACGTCCAAGAACCGACAAAAGGGGTCGAAGAAAATGTCGTCGACCAGGCGATCAATCTTGGTGCGCACACAAAACAATTTGTGGACGACGATGCCCAAGAAAAAGAGCGCGATAAACACCGTCCAGAACGAATAGTCCACGAACCAGGTGATGATCCACGCGGCCAAGACCGTCAAGGCCACATCGACCACCGCAATGTCTAAAATACGGTATTGGTGGACCCCTTCGCCGGGACGTCCAAACATGTAGCGGTAGGGGCAGAGAGGGGTTTCTAATTTCATGGGCGGGGTTTTTTAGATCGGGTTTTTCTTATATGATACTTGCGACATTTTCGGGTCGGTTTTTTACTTGGTTTACGGGGTTTGCGTTGTGTTCGGCGCCCACCCGCGGACTGGGTAAGCACGTTTCGTTGCCCACCCGCGGACTGGGTAAGCACGTTTCGTTGCCCACCCGTGGACGGGTTTAGGCGCCCACCCGTGGACGGGTTTAGGCGCTCACCCGCGGACTGGGTGCGCAGACGCACCGATCGGCGCGGGGCCGACGGCGGCGTGGTCGTTTTGGGCTGCGTCGGGGTCGGGGTGGTTTGCGACGCATCTGTAGGTCGCGCCGCCTTGACCGGCGTCGTAGATTCCCGCGACCGTCCGCGTTTCCGGCTCGGGACCACGCGGATTTCTTCCATGATGTAACGCGCTCCCCCCTGCCCCTCTTGGCAGTGCGACGCACTCGTCCAGTCGGGGTCCCGTCGAAACAGGGCGTCAAACGACACCGTCGAAATATAGGGCTCGGGAAAATTGGGGTCCGGAAGCAGCCGAAACAGGCGTTTTTCCGGGTGGTCGAGCATGTGTTTGATATAGCTGACCGGCAAAAACCCGTCACAGCCCCCCACCACGCCCAATTTACGAATGGCCAACAAGGGTTGAAGCAGTTTGGTATTGGAAACATTGACGGTGTGCAAACTCAGGCAGGCAAACACCACGTCCTTGTCGTTCGGTTGCGACGGGTCATAATTGGTCATCGTCCGCAACTGGTCGTAATACACCAGCGCGTACGATTGCTGGCACTGCAGGACCACACTGTCTTTGTAGTCGTCGCCCGTCAGTACCGTGTGCAGCGGCAGTTCCTCGTAGCCCACGGGATCAAAGACGCGCAGGTTCTCGTCGATGCGGTCCACCGTCTGGACCTGTACCTGAATATTCGGCAAGTTGGCAAAGGGAGGCACCATCACCACATTGTCATGGTAGATGGCGCCCCCCGGCCCCGGCCCCACCACATCGTGATCGTCGTCGCTGTATTCCAGGTCATCCTCACTGTAATCCGTCTCGTCGTCGCTGTTATAGAGCGTATTGATCCATGGCTGTGTGGGGTCATCGGGGTGCCCCGGATCAATCAACTGCCACAAATCGTTGTCCAAGCGCCACACGGCCGCCGGATCCCGTAGACGGTAAATTTCTCGCATACGATCTACAAATTCTGGGGTATAGGGCGCCCCGCGGTTCCCTTGCATGTAGATGTTCAGTCTCGGGTGGGGAACATAGTCAACACGGTTGATCGCGTTGAGATCACATAGTAAATTCACACAACGATGCGAGACACGGGGGAGTATCCTCAAATTGTTCCCACGCAGCGACATGTTATTCTCGTGTTCCAATTGCGACAAATCCGGCAGCGACACAATATTCATGTTGTCGTTGATTGACAATTCTCTTATGTGAACACACTCGCCTAAATTCGGCAAACTCTGGACATCCGTGAATCTTAATCTAAAAATCTCCAACGTGGGAGGCAAAGGCGGTAAATACAGCGTCAACGGTTGATCAGCTGGATTATTTATATTCAATAATTTTCGTACCGTCAATTCACGTAATTCAGGAGGAAAATCAAAATGCGTGTTGGGGGAGCCGAATATTTCGTCAATCATGTTGGGGGGACAGTAGGCCCCGTCCACGGTCAACCGTTTGATGTTGCGGTTGTCATCAATTTCGTATAATAAAACCCGTTGTCGCGGTTCAATCAATTGAATCACCAGATTCTCGGGGGAGTCTATTCCCATATTTTCGTCGTCACTGTCATAATAATCTTGGGGTCCGGACATGACAGAACAATTCGAGAAACTGTTTTAAAACCCCTCAACAATCACGTTGTATAAGATACAATGTGATTTACACCGACGAATATTCAACCGTTTCAATTCACGGTGGGGGCAAACTTGCGGGCGTTCAACTGTTCGCGGGTCAAATACAAACTCTTCAGGTCACTCGATTCGTACCCCACCGGTTCCGTCGTCTCGCTCAGAGACCCGTAGAAAAAGGGCATGTTCTTGTCCGGTTGCGACGGTGCCTGGCGGTTCTCCAACGGGATGGCCGAGCCCGTGTCGTTGGCCGTCTCCTGGAAATTCTGGGCCATCACCTCGTAAGCGTTCTTTTGTAAATACCGGCGGTACATCCAATTGGGGTTCAGCGGCGCCGATTGAAGGAATTCTTCGCCGTATTTTACCTTGTACTGTTTGTCCAGGACAGATTCAGCGTTCCAAGAAGAAATCACGGAACGCGCATCCTGCATTTTAGGCGGAAATTGGGGGTAGACGTTGTTGGTACCGTACCCCAACTGCGATTTGGGCAAGGTCTCTTTGATATAGGCAGGGTAGGCCGCATCCACCATTTGAGCATCAAAGCCGAATGAATACGAAAACATGGTTATATATGCGCGTGGGTGGTCTCAAAGGTTATATCATATATCTATAAATCTTATATTTAGGCACCACGATTCTATTGTCTGGAAACGATGATCTTGGGTGGCAATGTTGAGAAGAATGCCCACCTCCCGCCTCCTCCTAAAAATCCGGATCGCGTCGACGCCTACGGCGAGGTCTTCACACCCCCCATCCTGATCCAAGAAGTATTGGACCATCTTCCTAAATCGGTGTGGAAATCCCCCGAAAAAAGGTGGTTGGATCCGTGCGCCGGCACCGCCAATTTCTTGGACCACCTGCTGCCCCGATTGATGGAGAGTCTCGCCGTGGCCATTCCGTCGGCCGCGCGGCGGCGGCGTCATATACTCGAAACCATGGTTGTATTGGTTGAAAAGAACCCCGCCAATGTCCGCGAGATCCGGCGAAAATACCCGCGCACTCCCGTCATCTCGCGCGATTTCTTGGAACTGGACCAAGCGGCGGTGGGCGGACCCGTCGACGTGGTCTTGGCCAACCCGCCCTACCAATCGCCTAAAGAAGAGACCTACAGTGGGTCCTCGGGGAACCGTACCCTCTGGGACGCCTTCTTGGAACACGCCATGTCCGTCGCCTCCCCCCAAGCGTGCTTGGGGTTCATCACCCCCGCCAACTGGCGGCGCCCGGAACATCCGCTCTGGGCGGTCGTGGGACCCCGCCTGCACTACCTCCACATCTACGGGAAACAGGCCGGCATGGAACTCTTCCGTGTGCAGACGCGGTTCGACGTCTACGTGTTTACAGCGAAACCGAGGGCAAACGGTGCTCCTATACCTCTACTCATCGACGAATACGGCGCCCCCCACCGGAAAGAGATTGACACGGCCGCGTGGCCTTTTCTCCCCAACGGTGAGTATAAGACCATTCAACATATCTTGGTACAGGATCCGGCGCAGGGCATCCCGGTCATCTTCGATTCGTCGTTGTACGATGCCCGCAAATTGACGAAACACAAGACGGCGTTGCACAAATACCCGGTCATTCACACCCTCACCATGGACGGTATTGGACTCCGGTACGCGACCAAGCGTTCCCCCACCCAGTACGGTCGGCCCAAAATCATCCTAAACATGAACGAAAAACAGTACCCCATCAACGATTTCCAGGGAAAATACGGCATGTCGCAACTCTCGTTTGGCCTGCCGATTCGCAGCGAAGCCGAGGGGAACCGCATTATTCGTTATATCAACAGCGAACCCTTTCAGCGCATCTTGGAGGCGACGAAATGGGGGTCGTTTCAAACCGACTACCGCATGTTCAAATATTTCCGCCCCGATTTTTGGAAAATCAAATAGAAAATACTGGACAATATATACAATGAAATACGGGTTTAGGTTTGGAATTGTACTCTATTGGATGATTTCACGTCTTGGGTGTATACCGAACCAACCATCAAAAAGCATGATGACGATGAAGTACATTGAACATTTAGGCAAACTGGGGGTGCGGGGTCCTCCTAAAATAAAGGCATCCCCGCCCGTACTGTTGTTTCCCGGCATGGGGGCCTCGCGCCTGATGCGCGGCAATGACGACGTGTATCCACCTTCCATACACACGTATGTGACGAATTATCAACAGTGGAAGCGAGATATCATCGAGAACAAAGAGTTGACAGTGATGCCGTTTGGGGACAAACACGCCCTGGATTTGCCGATATTGACGTATTTTAGCAACAACAACATTTATAAGACGCTCCTGAAAGAACCGGATGTGTACCCGATGCCCTACGATTTCCGGCGCATTGATGACGCTGCCTATATCCAAGAACTGTTTCCCCGGATTCGCGCGTATGTGGAACGGTTCAACGAACCCGTCATTTTTATGTGTCACAGCAGTGGCGGTCTGTTGGCCCACTGGTTTTTGCATCAACAGACGGCGGCATGGCGCCGCCAATGGATGAATTCCGTCGTGCATATCAACGTCCCGTTTGCGGGGGTGGTCACCGTCTTGGAAAACTCGGTCTGCGAACACACGCGCATCAACCGTTATATTGGACGCACCATCTTCAACTCGTTGGGCGCCACGGTCTGGAATTTGCCGGACATGCGGCACATCAACCATACCGTCCTCAAGGTGGACGACGTGGCGGTCAACGACTATTTCTGGTTTTTCAAAATGACAGATTTACATCGACGGTGGAAATTGAACTTGCCGGTCATCGATTCGTTCAAGGCGCCCGTGGACGACGTGGACACCCATATTTTGTATTGTACTACCCAAGGGAAGCCGTCGACGCCATATACTTTAGCGGTGTCGACGCGCGAGGATCACCACGATGATCCCCCCATATTTTTGAAAGAGCCGAGTTCGCGGTACAAAATCCACACCATCATGGGAGCGGGGGACAGTGTGGTCACCTTGAACAGCCTCTTGATTCCCCAAAAGTGGGGAATGCCGCCGGAAAAATTGACGTTTCACCACGTGGAAAACAGTGGGCATTCTACGATAGTAAAACGGTTGAGGTATCCCGATTATTTAGGGTGAAATGAGGTGGCCTTCATATACCAACTATAGGAAAAATCCAGGTGTGGGGAGCAAAAATTGATATAATAATAACTTTATGTAAAGAGTTATTATTAAAATGTCCAGACCAAATGAAACAAATGTTCAGGATAACGTGGTTGATGTTGACGACATTGACACTGAACTTATGGATGACAGCGTAGATGTCGACCTTGATTTAGAATCCCATGTGGACGTGGACATAGACATTGATTTAGTATCATCGAGCGACATTGCTTCTTACGATTATGGGGAAGCGGAGGACGACGTTGACACAGACACCGAAGTTCCCTCGGCGGACGAACGCGTCGTGATGGAACTGGAAGAAGACATTTATGCCGAAATCGATGCCTATATTGCAAATAATTTAGTCGAATATGCCAAACCCACGTTTCACATAGACCTGATTCAGGAGGTCACCGAGATTATTTACGACGGCGCCGTGCAGATCAATCTCTTGGAATTCGGGAATGACCACGACCGGGAGATGGTCAAGCAAGAGGTGCAATTGTGTTGCGACACCTATTTTGATGCCGCGCGCATTTATCCCATACGTTCGTACCCACCCCATACCAAACTGGAAGACATTGCAAACCACCCTACCGCGATATCGACGAATCTACGGGATCAGGTTGAATATCTGTCTTCCTTGCCCCAGCCGGTGCAGCGCACCCCCGAATGGTACAAAATGCGTTATAATTTGATCACGGCCAGCAACATATACAAAGCCTTGGGCACGGATGCCCAACACAACAGTTTGATATGTGAAAAATGCGCGCCGCTGATTGTACGCGAGGAACACAATTATGTGAATACCGAGACGTCGACCCACCACGGAAACCGTTACGAAACCGTGACGGCCATGATTTACGAGGCCATGTACCCCCAGAACACGTTGAAGACGGATTTCGGCTGCATTCAGCACCGTGATTGGCCGTTCATCGGGGCCTCACCGGACGGCATTGTGACAGAGGGGGACCGGCTAGGGCACATGGTCGAGATCAAGAATGTGGTATCGCGGGAAATAAGCGACACCCCCATTTTGTCGCACTGGGTACAATGCCAGGTGCAAATGGAGACGTGTGACCTGGGATTTTGTGATTACATCCAGACCTCGATCAAAGAATTTCCCGATGCGGCGGCGTATTATGCGGACCAGGACGCGAAATACAAGGGCGTCATTCTGCATTTTATTTCAAAGACCCTGGGGGGCGCCGACTATCACTACGAGTACATGCCGATTTGTAGCAGCAGCAGCGGAGCATCTGCGGATATCACACAAACGGAGACGTGGATCGATGAGCAGGTGGCGAAACACGCGGCGAAATATTCCCTATACCAAACATTGTATTGGAAATTGGTGCAGTGTTCGTGCGTTATTATTCCGCGCAACCGTGCGTGGTTTCAGGCCGTGTTGCCCAAATTCGTGGATATTTGGCACACGATTGAACACGAACGTGTTCACGGGTACGAGCACCGGTTGCCCAAGCGCCGCGAACCGCGCCGTCCGGTGCATCAATGCAATTTAGCATTGTTGGAAGCCTGTCAGGAGGCGCGCGACGATTTCGAGCAAACCGGATGGGACCAAGGTGGCGCCCCCACGGTGTTCAAGGTGAATAAATTAGAATAATTACAAATGTAATATTTGTAATCATAGTGTATAAATAATGTCTACCGGTGGTTCAGGCATTGTCGTGATCGCCTTCTCGTAAATATTTTTTGACATGCGTTCATGGTACCTCCCTCCCCGGGGATACTTAAGCAATGTCAAAGGGGGCAACATGGCCAACACCACCTATGTATACACCGGTAACGTTGCCCTTAAACACTGATACGGACACCCTTTGGGTGTCCGGTTTATAATGTTTAAGGGTGTATTCATCCATCTGCAACGATGAATATACATAGACGGTGTATGTGATTTATCGCAACATGCGTAAAAATAATATCAATTCATATAATATAGTATATAATGTCTACAGGTGGATCTGGAACGATTACTGCAGGTACCGGGACTCCCGATATCCCCAACGTCAACCCGACCAACGTCGATGCCTCGTACGGCACCACGAACCCGGTCGTCTACGCCATCCAGGCCTACGGAGGGTTCTCCACGACCCAGGCGTTTGCACGCATCACGCGTTTAGCCGAAACCATCATCACCCAGTTTGATACCACCGGCGCCCTTGAAGTTCTCTTCGACGTCAGCTTTTTCAACACGCAAATCGGCATCGTCAAGGACGACAACAACATCGATGTCCTCACCCCCACCACCAGCTACTACGACATGTCCCAGAACATGCTCCTCACGGACAGCATCACGCTCACCGCCAAGCAGTTTGTCGCCGGCCTGCAGAACCGCTACACCAACGTGGTCGACGTCGGCGTCTTCCGTTCGATCTACACCGATTTCGCCAACTACGTAGCCAAATACTTTGGGTTTAGCAATGTGGGGTCCATGACGGAGAACGGCTTCGCCACGCTCTTCTCCAACCCGGCCGACTTCCTGCCCAACAGCGGGGTCTTCGACCCCTCGGCGTTCTTGAGCATCATCGTGGCCAGCCCGAACGCGGGCGACGGCGCGTACGTGACGGACCTGAGTGGCGAGTTGGTGATCGGCGGCATCACGCAACTCCTGCGGAATGCGGTGGACGCGAACCCGTTTGGCAACCGCGACCCGTTGACGGGAACCACGGCGGCCGACCCTGCGGACCGTGCCAACTACGGTGTGACGGACGGGTTCTTCGCGGACGACCTCATTTTCGTGCCGACGAACGGCATGACGATCACGTTGAACTTGGGCGTGGACAGCGAGTACTACCAGACGCCGCTGAACAACCCGGCCACGGGGGCGAACCCGGAGACGGTGAACACGTCGTCCACGACGAACTACACGGCGGGCAGCACGACGACGACGATTACCAAGCAGCAGGTGACGGCACTCACGAACATTTCGCAGACGGTGACGGCGCCGCTGCTCATTCGCATGGCGAATGCGTCCAACATGGCCGCGTTGCAATAATTTTCTTACGCCAAAACAGCTCCATCTAGGGCCGTTGATTCGCATCATTTCTAGGTAAAAACATATAAATATTATGTCTTATACATGGTATAAGACATAGCTTGCCCCCCACCCCACACCCTTGCCCACACCATGTCCGTCTTTGAAAATACCAATGAGATGTATGTGACAAAGCGCAACGGCAATCACGAAATCATTTCGTTTGATAAAATCCTTCAACGCATCAAAAAGGTGGGCAAAGAGGCCAACATCCAAATCAACTATACCTCGCTCGTCATGAAAATCATCGACCAGCTTTACGACAAAATTCCCACGGACAAGATCGACGAGATTTCGGCCGAGCAATGCGCGTCCATGTCCTCCATCCACACGGACTACGGGGTGCTGGCGAGTCGCCTCATCATTTCGAACCATCACCGGAATACGACCGCCTCGTTTTCCAAGACCATGAAAAAGCTCCACGGCGAAAACATTGTCTGCAATGCGTTCATGCAGGACGTGCAGGCAAACGCCAAGGCCCTGGACGCCATGATCGATTACCAGCGCGACTATTTGATCGACTATTTTGGGTTCAAGACGTTGGAACGGTCCTACCTTCTTTCGATCAAGAAGCGCGTGCACGAGCGCCCCCAGATGATGTTCATGCGCCTGACCGTGGCCATGCACGGCACCGACCTCGCCCGGATTCAAGAGACGTACGACGCCTTTTCCAATAAACTGATGATTCACGGCACCCCGTCGCTCTACAACGCCGGGACGCCGCGCCAACAGATGTCGTCGTGTTTCGTCAAGGGGACCGTGGTCCACACGTTGCGCGGCGGCGTGCCGATTCAGGAGGTTCAGGTCGGGGACCGCGTCATCACCCACACGGGCAAAGTGAGCAAGGTGACCCAGCTGCACACCAACCGCCTGGGCGACCGTCGACTCCGTCGTCTCCAATGTTACCAAACGCGGCCCATCACGGTCACGGAAGACCACAACCTTTACGTCTACCATTCCGCGACAAAGACCGTGGGATGGAAGGCCGCGGGCCAATTGACCCAGGAGGACTATGTGATGGTGCCCAACAACCGCGACCAGCCCATGGTGACCGACGGCGACAACGCGGGCAAGACGTTGGCCATGAACCTCAATATCAACAAGTTTTTCGGTATTTGGATGCGCTACGGCGATTTCATGTACGACCAGGGTGTCGACGCCAAGCCGTATTCCGCCGCCAATGCGTCCCAAGATCAGGACCTTTCGTCCAATGCCGACGTCACCGTCACCATGAAGGGAGATGCCGACGCGAGCGACGTCGATCTTCCGGCCCCGGCCCCCAAATTGGTGGGGGTCAAGGTGACGATCCCCGCCAACGCCGAGATTGAAGATTTCTGTTTCAAGGAAATTCACCGCATGTTTGGCAACGTCGTCGTGGAGAAGCACGCGCACAACACCGGGATCACCGAGATCAAATATTTCCATGTCCCGATGGCCCACGATTTCAAGTCGTGGTTCAGTCAAGAACCCCCCGGCGAGAAACATCTGCCTCGATCGATGTATATGTATCCCCGGCTCTGGATCAACTCGTTTTTGGGGGGGTGGAACGCCTGCGGCGATTCGGTCTGGACCGAGGAGGAGATGGACCCGGCAAACCCGGTGCATCGCATGTACCGCGACGAAATCTACGTGTTGTGCAAGTTGAACCGCATCAACCCCGAGACATTTGTCGCCATGGACTACGAGGAGACGCCCATGATCGTGGAAGAGGCCGGCGACCGCTATGTGCAGTGTGTGTCCAATACCGTCGTGGACGACGACGACGGTCCGGACATGGAGGTCTACACGTTGGGCGTCGAGAACGACCATTCGTATTCCGTCGAAGGCATCGTTGCCCAGAATTGCTATTTGATCTCCATGGAGAGTGACAGCATCGAGGGCATTTACAACACGTTGAAGGACTGTGCGCTCATTTCCAAGTGGGCGGGCGGCATCGGGCTTCACATACACAACATTCGGGCCACCGGATCCTACATTGCCGGGACGAACGGGACGTCCAACGGGATTGTCCCGATGTTGCGCGTGTTCAATAACACGGCCAAGTATGTGGATCAGTGCCTGCATCCCGACACGATTATTTACACGTTGCAGGGGCCGAAAAAGCTGGCCCACGTGACGCCGGGCGAAACGGCCATTTTCAACCGCCGGGGGCAGCCGGAAGTCATTCAAAATGTCCTGGAGCACATGTACGGTGAGAACGGGGGTGACGACGCCTTCCTGGAGATTCACAGTGAGCACGCACTGACGCCGCTCTGTGTGACCCCGGAACACCCCGTCTATGTGTACAGGGGCGGCGAGGGGGCGGCGGACCTCAACGACCCGCGGGCGGCGACCATCAGTGCGTGCAATTTGGACGAAGAGAACTGCTGGTTCGAATGGACCGAGGCGAAATTGTTGGATACCACGGACCAGATTGTGTATTCGATTCCCACCTACGAGCAGGACATTCCCGAGATCACAAAGGACGATTGTTATGTCTACGGGCTATTTTTGAGCTGCGGCCACATGACCTACTGCGACACGATTGAAACCAAATACCTGCAAATCATCACGTTCATGACGTGGTATTTGAGTAGCCGCTGTGTCCCGTATGAGGTTTGCAGTGATGATGACGATGAGAACGATGCCGTCCCCCCTGAGGAAGACATTGAGTGCGGGGGTGCCGTCGTAGACGAGGACGCCGAGGACGCGGTGCCCAGTGGTCTCGACGAGTTTCTCGACATACGGACGTATCAAAGCTTTAGCCGGCGTATTTCGTGGAAGCACGCCCTGTCGCTCCCCTTTAAGCATTACGACCTGTACAACGAACAACACAACAAGCGCGTGCACCCGCGGTGGCTCAATCTGCCGATTGACAAGTCCAAGTACATTTTGAAGGGCATCATCGACGGTGGCGGCACGATGGAACGCGACTTTTCCTATACCAACATTTCACAACAAATTGTGGAATCGTGCCGGTATTTGTGCCTGCGTATGGGGGTGCTGACGCGGGGTCATGTCGACGCGGACCTCTACGTCCAACGCTATCACTTGTCGATTCCGGCGACGGCCGAGACATGCGCTCTGTTCGAGATTCAGTACGACGGTAGGGCGCCGAATTTCCGGCGCGTGGGCCAATATTTGCTGAGTCCGGTGACCAAAGTGGTGCCGGCGCGGTACGAGGGGGTCCTCTACGATTTGCAGATGAAGGAGGAGCACAACTACCTCATTCATCACGGTCTGGTGCACAATGGGGGCGGCAAACGCAACGGCAGTATTGCGATCTATTTGGAACCGTGGCACGCCGACATTGAGCTCTTTTTGCAGATGCGCAAGAACCACGGTGAGGAGGAACTGAAGGCGCGCGACCTGTTTTACGCGCTGTGGATCCCCGATCTTTTCATGAAACGTGTGAAGGAGGCGGGCAAATGGACGCTGTTTTGTCCGCACGAGTGTCCGGGGTTGGCCGACGTCTACGGCGACGCGTTCGAGGCCCTATACACACAATACGAGGCAGCGGGCAAGGGCCGGGCGACAGTGCAGGCCCGCGATCTTTGGTTCAAAGTGCTGGATTCCCAAATGGAGACAGGCACGCCCTACATGGTGTTCAAAGACGCCGCCAACCGCAAGTCCAACCAGAAGAACTTGGGAACGATCAAATCGTCGAATTTATGCAGCGAAATCATCGAGTACAGCGACGAACACGAAACCGCAGTTTGTAATTTGGCGAGCATCGCGTTGCCGTCGTTCGTGGTCAAGGACGATGCGAACCCGGACGCGCCGATGACCTACGATTTCGAGAAATTGCACAAGGTCGCGCGGATGGTGACCTACAACCTGAACCGCATCATCGACATCAATTATTATCCCACAGAAAAGACGCAAACCAGCAATTTGCGTCATCGCCCGATTGGCATCGGGGTGCAAGGACTGGCCGACACCTTCATGATGATGGGGTACACGTTCGGCTCCCCCGAGTCGCGTCTACTCAACCAGCAAATTTTTGAGACCATTTATCACGGCGGTCTGGTCGAGTCGTGCGAGTTGGCGAAACAGCACGGTCCCTACGCATCCTTTGCCGGGTCCCCGGCCTCGCAGGGTGAACTCCAATACGATATGTGGGTGGCCCAGCCGTTGGACGGCCGGTACGACTGGGACCAGCTGAAGAACGACATCCGGACCCACGGGCTCCGGAATTCGCTCTTACTGGCGCCGATGCCCACCGCGTCCACGTCGCAAATCCTGGGATTCAACGAGTGCATCGAGCCGATCACGAGCAACATTTATTCGCGGCGCACGATGGCGGGGGAGTTCATCATCACCAACAAGTATTTGATGAAGGATCTGCTGGCGCTGGGGCTCTGGAACGAAAAGATCAAAACCCACATCATCGCCAACAACGGCAGCATCCAGGGGCTCACCAACGTGCCGGAACATATTCGCGAGAAATACCGGACAGTGTGGGAGATTCCCATGCGTACCCTCATCGACATGGCCGCCGACCGCGGCATTTACGTGGACCAGAGCCAGAGTTTGAATTTGTGGATCGAGGACCCCACCTACAGCACCTTGACCAGCATGCATTTTTACAGCTGGGGCAAGGGGCTCAAGACGGGGATTTATTATTTGAGACGGCGGGCGAAGCACACCGCTCAACAGTTTACGATTGAACCCGAAAAGGCGAAGCACGACGGGGAAGACGAGGACGAAATCTGTGAAATGTGTTCGTCATGATCAAACCGTCAATACATGGTTGGTTTCGCGTTGGTTATTTTTCATGGTTTCCAACGTCGTCATGTACGAAAATAAATAGTAAAATAGTACCAAGATGACCAACCAAAGGATCATATACACCAACATGTACGAACGCGCCTCGTCCACCGAACCCATTATATACTACCGTATCAAAAATTCAAATAGCATCCATTCATCGATTTGACCCTTTTCCCCGGGAACTAAAAAAATTGATTTGAAATGTATCTTCACATGGGCTGAACATACATTTTGCCTATAGGACATGCGAACCCGTAGCCAAACCCAGACCCAAAACCTCCCGTTTGATTTCGACGAAGCGAGCCGTGAATGGCGCAAAAACAAGACGCACATCGGTCAAGGTCATTTTATCTACAAGACCGCCGACGTTGACGTCATCGAAACCGCGTCGCATGATTCCTACAACCTAAGATCGCGAAATATTGTCAAGACGACGTAGGAGCAGAAAGATTCAAAAATTCCTCGTCCGTCATCGCGACCGGCCGACTGTATTTCCCCCGCAACAATTCCACCACGATACGCGTCAATTCCTCCGTAGAAGCCCGCAGTTCCCACACTTCCCCCGTGCGAATGTTCCCAATGCGCACTTTTTTTTCGTCGGCACCATGTACATGCCGCCATAACCAGGCATAAATGATGACCTGCAACTGGTGGTCCATCGTGATTTGTTGGGTACATTTCCATTCCCATAGGGTCTCCGCCGTCAACATGTCCAACCGCGCCGTGAACCGGTATTTTTTACCGTCCCCCAAACAACTAAAAAGGGTTCGGTCAATTTCTTGGTGTTCCTCTTCCATTTTAGCGTGAATGAGGACCTCTTCGTACGCCACGACGGGTTCGTCCCCGATACACGATTGGAACCGCCGTAAGCACATGTCCACCACGTCCTCCTTTAGCCACGTATATTCGTCGCGGCCAATCTGGTGCAATTTGAAATACAACCGTTCTTGGACCGCCAAATACACATTCGCTAAATACAAATAGTCCGCCGAAGTTTTTTGCGAGGGGTCAATGTCCCTGAACCGTTGTTTTAGCCATCCGTGTTCTTTGTCCCCCATCTCTTGGATCATCTCTTGTACCAAGGTGTAGAGGACATTCGAACCCTCGCCCCCGTGGTACCGGTCCCAGTACATGCACGGCAACGCCACCCCGTTCAAGTCGCCCACGTCTTCGTACAGCCCACTCTGGGCAAAACAGACCACGCTGGGAATGAAGTCCGCGTCCTCCTTTCCCGTCGACGGTGTACCAAGAACATTTACTATAGGAAAAAAGACGTGTTCCACCCACGGCGTGATGACTTCCAAGACATGCTCCGGGACAAACCGGATGAGTTCGGTGGGGGTCACGTAGTGGGTTTTCCTCGTTTCGGCGGCTTCCAGGGCCGCCGCATCTTTCTCATAGAAAATGGTTTGGGGATTGCCTTTGAAATCCACGTAATCCTGGGTTTTCATTTCGTGATGGTTCATCTTTAGGAACCTGAGGGGTTGGTCCGTCGCACGGTCGTTGCTTTCCAAGAGGTAGAGACGGTGGGTGGCCCGGGTACATGCCACATACAACGTGTTGGGGCACTGATCCTCCGGCAGATTCTTGGCATAATACGAAAAATAAGAGTGATCGAACCCGATGACAAAGACGTGTTTGCGTTGCCGACCCTTGACCGTATGAAACGTGGAAAAGACGACCTTGCCGTCGATGACCCGGTCGTCCACCTTGTCGTGTTCAAACATGGGGACATGGCACGGAATCCCCCGTTCGACCAAGGCATTCTCCATTTTTCGCACGTTGCTGTTCGCGCCCTTGACCGACGCCCCCAAGACAAAGATGTCGCTGGGCAAATCGCCTTCGTGCAACAGTTGTTGTATATGATACAACACGATGCGCTCAATGTTGGTGCGCGAATTGCGAATATAAATCACCGGTATCCCGTCGCGGCACGCATGCAGGCGGAGGGCATCCTCTTGACAGCCCAACATGGCATGGTTGACAAACGAGGCCATGGGGCGGGTAATGCGGTACGACGTTTTCAGGGTACACAGTTGAAAGGTCGGGGTTTTTAGATAGGGGCAGTTGGCCCACAACAGGTGCGCCTTGGTCAAAAACCGAATGTCGGCGCCTTTGAATTCGTAGAGTCCTTGCATGTAATCCCCCAAGATCAAGAGTTGTATTTTGTGTTTACGCCCCCGTTGATGCGGCGGACACAGGTGTTTCAAGACGTGTTGAATGAATCGGTAGTATAGGAGGGTCATGTCCTGGGTTTCGTCCAAGACGACAATGTCGTATTTTGGAATGTGTTCTTCGATTTCTAGCGGGGTGGCGCTGATGTCGGTGTACAAAATGTGGCGAATGCCTGTGTCGGTATGGGCCTGCGGGTAAAAGTATTTCACCGCAAAACTGTGGTAGGTGTGCACTTCAATGTTTTCCAACCCATATTCGGTGACCTTTTCGCGAAATTCTTTACGCAACATGGAATTATAGGTGATTTGCAGGAAACGCTTTTTAGGTAATGCGTGGGCGACGGTGAGAATGGTGGTGGATTTACCCGAACCGGCACAGGCGTCGACCACCACATTGTCGCCGGACTGCACATGATCACATATCAATTGCTGCTCGGGCGAGGCGGTCCAATTCGGTTGGGCAACCTTGGACCGGGATTTTTTCTTGGTATTGGTCTTGCTCTTGGTCATATATTGTTAAATATGTAAATATGGATATATGGGTAAGGTTTTTATCCCCTTTACTGTATAGTGACCGAAGATGGATATCAACGAAAATAATACAGAAAATCCTATAGAAAACATCGACGTCTCAGGTGACGTGGTTGACGTGGTTACCGACGTCTCGGGTGACGTGGTTACCGACGTCTCAGGTGACGTGGTTACCGACGTCTCGGGTGACGTGATGCCGGCTGCTTCTCCCGATTTGCTGGTACCTTTGCCGGTCCCGGTCCCGGTCCCCGTACCTCCCGCAAGTACCCCCGAAAATGTGCCAATTTCACAAAATGTGCCCATTTCGCAACCTCCGGCAGCGGCGCAGCCCATTCCCATTGAACCGGCCCCGATGAACCAATATGCGATTCCGCCTTCTCCTACCGTGACCACGGTAGCGCCGCCGCGGATTGAAACCATCCTACCAAGCGACAATGCGCAAAAATTTAACAACAATATTATGATTCCCATCACCCAAACCATCCAATACAATGTTGTCAAGTTTGACGTCAACCCCACGTGCGTGGTGACCTTGAATCAACAAGTGTCGTTGGTGGTCAATTTCCAAACGGACCACGGCATGAACATCGCTAAAACCGTCGTATTGACCGGCCAAGATTACAATAATTGGGGCGCGGACGATGCCTATATTTATGAATATGTCCGCAACAATGTGTCACAAATATTCAATGGATCGGTCTAAACATGTCATAGATCCATACATAGATCCATAGATGTTGTATTTTTCCTATACAACATTTATGCGTACCGCCGCTTACGTGTTCCCCGCGGAACCAAGTTGCCGTATTTGATGGCCTGCAGCAACCGCATCTGGCCCTTGGCGCGTTTCATGGTGGTACATTTCGCAAAGACCTTCTTGGTCTTGGTATTATACAACCGGTAGCACGGTCGTTTCGGCATTTTACGGATACTGTAGGGCATGTTTCAAATAGAAAAAATCGGGTGGGGGTGTGGGATCGTCTTGGTATAATTTCCAAGAAGAGAAGAAAATGCGTCTACATGTATTGGCTCACACCGGAATACACTTGTACCACAATTCCGTCGATGACCATGACGATAAACTGTTGTACTACCGTATCGCACACCGTATTAGGAATGACGCTGTATCCGCCGTTATAAATGAACGATGTGGGGCTGCCGTTCACAGTGAGGGCGTTGCACACGGCGTTGTTGGTGGTGACCGTAGCATTGGCCGACGAGGCATTGACGATCGACACGACGTAGGTTTGGGTCGTGGCACTGCCCACCGTAAAGGGCAAATTGATGAGGTCGATCCCGTAACTTGCGTCCACATACATCGTAGATGGAATGTATAGGATGGCCCCCAAAGAATAGTCCAACGTGTTGGATGACATTGTGCTAAATGTGGATGCGACCTGGATCGTTTCTTGGATGTTGGTGAAGAGGGCCGTGGAAGAGGCGACCAATCCCCCGCCCACTTGTATATTACCTGTCATCGCGGTATTTCCTTGGATAGTAGCATCCCCCGTGACTTGGAGTGCGCCGGTCGTGGCCGAGGTGGCTGTAAATGCATTGATGTTGGCGCTAGTGTTCACCTGTAATATATTCGATTGGATGGAAGTAATCTCGCCTGTAGTGGCCCTCATGTACGTTAAGGTAGTGTCGCCCGTGACTTGCAAGGTTCCCGTCGTGGCCGAGGTGGTGGTCAAGGTGACTAAGTTTGCGTTCAAGGAGTTCAGGCTATCGGTGGTGGCCGAGGTGGCCGAGAGAGTGGTCAGGTTGGTGTCGCCCGTGACTTGCAAACTATTCGCCGTGGCCGAGGTGGCGGTCAAGGTGGCCAGGTTGGTGCTCCCCGTGACTTGCAAACTATTCGCCGTGGCCGAGGTGGCCGAGAGAGTAGCCAGGGTAGTGCCCCCCGTGACTTGTAGGGTGCCGGCGTTGGCCGAGGTGGCGGTCAAGGTGGCCAGGTTGGTGCTCCCCGTGACTTGCAGGGTGCCGGCGTTGGCCGCCGTGGCGGTCAAGTTGGCCAGGGTAGTGCTCCCCGTGACTTGCAAACTATTCGCCGTGGCCGAGGTGGCCGAGAGAGTAGCCAGGGTAGTGCTCCCCGTGACTTGCAAACTATTCGCCGTGGCCGAGGTGGCGGTCAAGGTGGCCAGGTTGGTGCCGCCCGTGACTTGCAAGGTACCCGTAGTAGCTCGTGTGGCCGTCAAGGTGGTCAAGTTGGTGCCGCCCGTCACTTGCAGGGTGCCCGTAGTGGCCGCTGTGGCCGTCATAGTGGTCAAGTTGGTGCCCCCTGTGACTTGCAAGGTGCCCGTAGTGGCCGCTGTGGCCGTCATAGTGGTCAAGTTGGTGCCGCCCGTGACTTGCAGGGTGCCCGTGGTGGCCGCTGTGGCGGTCAAGGTGGTCAGGTTGGTGCCGCCCGTGACTTGCAAGGCGCCCGTAGTAGCTCGTGTGGCCGTCAAGGTGGCTAGGGTGGTGCCGCCCGTGACTTGCAAGGTCCCCGCCGTCGCCGACGTGGCCGTCAAGGTGGTCAACGTGGTCTTGCCCGAAACGCTCGCCGTCCCGTTGACGTTGAGATTCGTCGTGGTCGTGGTTCCAGTCACATTCGCGTCCCCGTTGATTTGCAAATTGTTGGACGTGGTCGACGCGGTATTTACCGTCACAATGTTCGTGGTCCCTCCCACATACAAATTTCCGGCAATGCCGACTCCCCCCGCCACGACCAAGGCCCCCGTGGCCACCGACGTCGCCGGGGTGGTCGAGCTGGTCGTAATGTTCCCCGCCATCCAAATGTCTCCCCAGTCAATCTCCCCCGTGAGCGTCAACTTGTTCATGTACGTGTTCCCCCCGATGTAGACATCCCCGGCAATGCCGACCCCCCCCGCCACCACCAAGGCCCCAGTACCGGTCGACGTGGCGGCGTTCGTGGCAAAGGTGACAATGGTGCCGGACCCGTCCATCCCCACCAGATTGTGTATAGGACCTTGCGCAGTTAAATCCATGATCACCGTCGATCCTCCCACATACAACGATCCCCCGATGCCCGCCCCCATGGCGACTTGCAACGACCCCGTGTCCGGCGACGTGGCGTCGGCCGTCGCCGACGTGTAAATCGTTCCGTCCCCCTGAATTGCCAAATTGTTCTGGATGAGGCCGTTGAACGTGTTCATCCCGTTCCACAAATTGTTGTTTTGGATGAACGAGGATTGCGTGCGGGAATAGGTATTTTCCGCAAAACCGTACGTAATAAACTGGTTGTATTGGGACGGCGTCAACGTCGACGTCGGCAAATAATTGTTGAACGTCATTTGTCCCCCCATCGACAATTGACCGCCTACAAACAAGTTCCCCCCGATTCCCACCCCGCCCGCGACCACGAGCGCCGCCGACCCCGTACTCGTCGCCGGTACGGTCGAGGTCACATTGACCGCCCCCACCACGTTGCCCAAGACGGTCAAATTCTTGGTCACCGTGTTCGCCCCCACGTAGACATTTCCTCCTATACCTATTCCTCCGTTGATGACCATGGCCCCCGTATTGGGCGACCACGACGTCGTGGAACTCACCACGGCGGCGCTGTTCAACACCGAGAGCGACCCGACCGTGGCCGTACCGGCCACTTGCAAGGTTCCGGTGCCGTTCCACGCCACCGTGTGCCACGATTGCGACGTATCGTTGTTCGTCTGGGTCCAGGCCAGACCGTTGTAGGAATAGTAAATCCCCGCCGTCTCCGTGGCCACGTACCAGATAGACTGCGTGGCGTTCCAGGTCACCCCGTAATAACTGTTGGTGGCCGAGAGCCCCGTGGTCGTGATGCGTGACCAGGTGATCCCGTCGGTGGATCCCAGCACGCCCCCCGGTGCCGTAGCACTGTAACTCGTCACGGCGATCCACTGGTTGCCGTTCCAAGCCACCGAGTTCACATCCACGGCGGCGTTCGTGTATACCGTGGTCCAGTTGGTCCCGTCGTACGAAAGCGCAATGAGACCATTCCCCACTGCCACCCACCCCCGCCCGCTCCAAGCCACCTGGTTCCACACGGTGCCTTCGCTGTAGGTAGTGACCGTGTTGAACCACTGAATACCGTTATAGGAATACCGTATGGGCGTACCCGAGACCGCACTCGATTGTCCCACGGCGACCCACATATTCCCGTTCCAAGCGACGCCGTTACCGACAAACCCGGTCACATTCGGCACATTGGTCCAAGATACCCCGTTGCTCGAAGACAGAATACTGCTGTTGTAGATGTTGGTGGACGAGGAGCCCAGACCGTACCCCACCATGATCCATTGTGTCCCGTTCCAAGCCACGCCGTTGCAATTTGCCCCACGTGTGATCTGGGGTTGCGCGTTGAACACATTGGCAACCGTCGTCCACCGGTTCCCGTCGTAGGAATAAATAATGTCCGATAACAAATTGCTGGTCACCAAGTAATTGACCGACCCGACCCACATGGTCCCGTTCCAAGCCAAGCATGACCCCACGATGGGTCCCCCCGACTTGGGTACAAAGGTGGTGGGCGACCAGGTGAGGCCGTCGATGGACAACGCCATGCCGGCAGATCCTACCGCCACCACTTGCAAGGAAGTACTCGTGGTATAGGGAACCGACATGGCCGCCGTTTGCATGGCCGGCGCATTGACGTTTTGACCCGCGACCACGTTGCCCGCCACGCCGATGCCCCCGGCCACCCGCAAGGACCCCGTACTCGTGGTCGTGGCCGCCGCCGCACTGTTCACAAACAGGGTGCCGTTGTTGAACGACGCGTCCCCGGTGAACGTGTTGATCGAAAAGGGGACATTGTTCAACAGATATTGGCTGGCATTGATGGCCCCCGCCACGCTCGTATTGGCACTCAACGTCAAGTTGCCGTTGGTAGCCAACGATGTCACGGACGATCCCCCCGGAAACACAATACCGGACGCCCCGACCGTCAGGCTTCCCGTGATGGTCGTCGTGCCCCCCACACTCACATTGCCCGCCAAGGTCGCGTTGCCCCCCATGCTCACGTTGCCCGCCAAGGTCGCGTTGCCGCCGACCGACAGACCCTGTCCCAAGGTCGCGCCCCCCGCCACGGTCAACGCGGACAAGGTCGACGTGTTCAGGATCTTGACGGCACCCCCCGTCAGCACCGAACCGCCGATACCGACGCCCCCCGCGACGACCAAGGCCCCCACTGCGGTGCTCGTCCCCTGCCCGTCCGTGTTCCCCAAGATCGCCACCGACCGTCCCACATACACATTCGCTGAGATGCCGACCCCGCCCCCCACCACCAAGGACCCGGTCCCCGTATTGGTCGCATCGCGGGTCCCGTAAATCCACGCCGTGTTCCCCACGACCACGTTGCCCGTGGTGCTCAGTCCCCCCATCACCCGCACCGCGCCCTGCCCCGTCGCCATCGTGTCCGCCCCCGCCACGGAACCCGGAATGCTCAGGGTTTCGGTCGCGGTCCCCAGGACGATTTGGTTGGAGGCCGTGATGCGCGCCCCGTACCCCAGGGCCGTCGACATGTTGTACGCCCCTTGCAACGCAATGTTGCCGCCCACAAACGTGTTGTACGACGGGGTGGTCGCCCCCACCGGGTACCCGTACGTGCCCGAGTTGTACCCGAGCACCGTGTTGTATTGCCCCCCGTTGAACGAAAACGGGGCGTCCGTGTACCCCATGTACGTGTTGTTGGTATTGGATATGCGCTGCAACACGTAGTTGTTGACGGTTACATTGCCCTGCACATAGGTATCGGCGCCAATGCCGACCCCTCCTTTAACCACGAGAGCCCCCGTGGCCGTGCCCGTCGCATTGGCGGTCCCCTGTATCGTGACGCTGTTTCCTATAAACAAACTGCGCCCGACCGACGCGCCGCCCATCACCCGTAACGCCCCCACCCCCGTGCCCGTCGCATCGACCGTGCCGTTGACCTGGGCATTGGCCCCCATGACGGCGTCCGTGGTCGCAAACAAGGTGGTCGGTAAATTGGTGTATATGGATCCCAAGGTCCCGGTCGCGCCACTGCCACTGCTAAACACCACGTTGTTCATGGAGCCCACGATCACATTGTTGTTCACGGAGACGTCCGTGAGGGCGTTGACCGCCGTGGCCGTTAACCGTCCCCCCATGGTCAAATTGTTCACCTGTATGTTCCCCCCCACGGTCACATCTTTGCCGATGCCGAGCCCTCCGCTCAGGATGATGCCCCCCGACGTGACCGAGGTGGAATTCTGGCTACCGTATACCGTGACGGAATTCCCGATGAACACACTCTTGGACACCCCTAAACCGCCGGTAATGGCCAGGGCGCCCGAGCCCGTCGAGGTCGCATCGTTCGTCCCCGAGGTGTTCAAATTGATGGTATTGGTCACATACAAACTGTTACCGACGTACATGTTGTTCCCCACGTACATGGACTGCCCGACCCCGGCGCCGCCCGCCACCGTCAAGGCCCCCGCATTCGGGGCCGTGGCGTCGGCCGTACCGGCGACGACGACGGCACCCCCCACGGCCAACGTTTTGCCGATGCCGGCCCCGCCCACGACGACCAGCGATCCCGACGTGGGGGCCGCGGCGTCCTGGGTACTTTGGCAGTAGACGGTGGCTTGCGCCAACATCGATTGAACGAGCGTGAGGTTGCCCGAAATCGTGGCGCCCCCGACCACGCTCAATGCCCCCGCGCCCGTCGAGGTCACCGTGGCCCGATTGGCTTGTAACGTGTTGCCCTGGATCACGTTGCCCATCACATTGGCCACATTCAAGGTCGCCATGACCGTCGCATTGTTGCCGACCACCAGGTTACCGAGGATGCCGGCGCCCCCCTGAACCACGAGGGCCCCCGATGTGGGGACGGTCGCGTCCGCGGTCGAGGTGAGAACCACCGTGCGGTCAGCAAAGAGGTTCCCGACCACGGTCATGCCACCCTGCACCAAGAGGGATCCGGACGACGTGCTCCCGGCGTCGGCCGTGCCGCGAATGACCAGATTGTTCCCCAAATAGGCGTTTCCGGTGGTGGTCACGCCCCCGCGTACCAAGAGCGAACCGACGGCGGTACCGTTGGCGTCGATGTTGCCGTTGACGAATAGACTGTGGGATACGGTGGCCGAATCGCCAAAAGTAGCGCGACCCGCCGTAAAGAGGGTCCCCGTGGTGTTGGACGCGGTCCCATTCGCGATTTGAAACACCGTGAAATATTGGTTCGATCCCGTCCAGCGCACCCCGTCTTTGGAATACGCCACCGTGTACCGTCCGGTGCCCGTCGCGACCCACGTGCCGTTGCTCCACATGATGCCGGTGCCCATCACGGTGAATAGCGTGTTGCCCATGCCGGTCCAGGTGAGGCCGTCGTAGGAAAACGCCATGGTGTTGATGCCCGGCATCCCTTGCAAATAGGATCCCACGGCGATCCACATGCCCTGCTGACTGTTCCAAGCCGCCCCGTTCACCGTCGACGTAAAGACGCTGCTGTAGTACCCTGTCCACCGGACCCCGTCGTACGAATACGCAAAATTGTTGCCCCCGAGGCCGTTCCCCTCGCCCCCCGTAGCTAACCACATGTTGCCGTTCCAGGTGACCGAGGTGCATCCCGGGTCCAACGTGTAATTGAACGAGGAATCGACGGCGGTCCAGTTCATCCCGTCGTACGAATAGGCGAGCGTGGCGGCCGGCGCAAACCCGGCGCCCCCTGCGACCCAGATCGTACCGTTGTAGGCCACCGACGTCCCGTAACCGCCGCCCGAATTGGCAAACGGATCGTTGGCACACGGGGCCCACGTGGTCCCGTTCTTGGAATAGGCCAACGAACATATGAGACTGTAACCCGTGGCCACCCACATGACCCCGTTCCAAGCGATGCCGTAGGCACCGCCGTACGTAATACGCCCACTGTTCCCCACATTGAAGATGCGCATGGGTTCGACCCCCCTCCACGTGATACCGTCGACCGAGTAAGCCAGCGAATTGTACCCGTAGCCCGTCGCAATCCAATAGCTCCCGTTCCAAGCCGCATTGCGGGCAATCCCGTAGTTAAGGGACGTATTGTTGGTAAATGTTGATCCCATGGTGCATGTGCTCCAAGAAATACCCCCATTGGTGGAAAAACATATCTGGGATCGGCTGTCGCGTCCCAAGATGATCATCACCGACGGGCTCGAGCTGTTCACATACACCGAATTGGTGTTTTGGACCACCGAGTAAATGCTTGTACTGTAAATGCCCTGCACATTGAGACCATACACGCTGTTGGGAAAATACATGTTACCGTAGACCGAAATGTTGTTCACATACAGGTTCCCCCCGATATTGGTGTCACGAAACACGTTGAGCGACCCCGAATTTTGCCCGGCGAGACCGAGTGCCGGACTGATATTAATGTTGCCTTGGATCGACACCGTGCCTTGGAAATTGGGATTCGATACGGGAGTATTCAGTGACCCGGAATTGGCGGCCTTGTAGGCGATTTGTACTTTAGACGATTCTGCCAATGCAGCACAGGTTTGTGCTTTTGTCGTAGTTGGATCGTTGTTTGCGGTAACCAAATTTTTATATTTCACTGCCGACGTATTGGCATTCGTGACATTCAAACTAAACATGGATTATAATTTTAATTATATCAAAAATGAAATGTAACTGTTTCTATATGATAGACACAGAGAGGCTTTTGTTGTCTGGAGTAGAAGGTGCCAAACATAAAGAATGATATTTGAAAAATTAAACCCTCTACGAGAGTGTAAATAAGAGTGCGGTTATGAGCAACATATGCTGCTACACCTTCGCGCATATAAAATGCGCGTGGCAAAGGTGTAAGAAAATTGATTAAAGACACGGCACGTTATTACTATAGTATACACGATTGCCTTCCGTTTCATATACACACATCATCATGACCACTTCAGTTGCCGAATTGTCTCAACAGTACCAACAAAAAACGGATAAACAACACATCTTGGAAAATCCGGATACCTACATTGGTTCTGTAGAAATTGTCGATGCGAATTTGTGGGTTTGGCCTAAAAACCCGGAAATTTCTAGCCCCCTGGAAGATCGTATTCTTCTAAAGCAAGTGGAATATATTCCCGGACTCTACAAATTGTTCGACGAAGGGATCGTCAATTGCCGGGATCACGTGATTCGTATGGCGCAACGGTTTGCCTCGCAACCGGGTACGGATCATCGTTTGGTGTCCTATATTCATATCACGATTGACGACGATGGCACCATCACGTTTGAGAACGACGGCAACGGCATTGACGTCGCCAAGCACCCGGAGAATGGTCTCTGGATTCCGGAGATGATTTTCGGTCATTTGCGCACGTCGACCAACTACAACAAGGACGAGAAGCGGATCGTGGGGGGCAAGAACGGCTTTGGGTTCAAACTGGTGCTGATTTGGTCCACGTATGGTAAAATCGAGACGGTAGACCACATCCGCGGACTAAAATACACCCAAGAGTTTCACCAAAATTTGGAGCGGCTGGACAGTCCGGTCATTCAAAAGGTCAAGGGCGCGGCGAAACCGTACACTAAAGTCTCGTTCCGGCCCGATTATGCCCGTTTAGGCATTCCGGGGGGGCTCAGTCCCGACATGATTGCGCTGTTTAGAAAGCGTATTTGTGACGTGGCGGCGGTCACGGATCACAGCGACAAAAAGATCAAGGTCACGTTCAACGGCGAGGTCATTCCGGTCAAAAATTTCCAACAGTACGTGGATTTGTACATTGGGAAAGCGAGCGGGGCCAGTGCGGAACATGCTGGTGTGGCGGTGGGTAAGCGGGTCTACGAGGCGGCCAACGATCGGTGGGAATACGCCGTGGCGCTCTCACCCACCCACCAATTTGAGCAGATTTCCTTCGTCAACGGTATTTGCACCCACAAGGGGGGCAAGCACGTGGATTATTTATTGGGACAAATTACCCGTAAAATGGCGGCCTACATCGAGAAGAAGAAGAAGATCACGGTCAACGCCAATACGATCAAGGAGCAGCTGATGATCTTCTTGCGCTGTGACATTGAGAACCCGGCCTTTGACAGCCAAACCAAGGACTATATGAACACTCCGTCCAACCGCTTCGGTTCAACGTGCACGGTGAGCGACGCTTTCATCGAAAAGTTGGCGAAGATGGGGGTCATGGAGGCCGCCTGTTCCCTCACCGAAATCAAAGAGCGGTCCGTGGTAGCTAAAAAGACGGACGGAACCAAGACCCGGGTCGTCCGCGGCATCGCCAACTTCATCGACGCCAACCACGCCGGTACCGCCCATTCCAACGAATGCGTCCTGATTCTGTGCGAGGGGCTGTCGGCCATGTCCGGCGTGGTCAGTGGTCTCTCCAGTGAAGACCGCAACAAGTACGGTATTTATCCGTTGAAGGGAAAGTTGCTCAATGTGCGCGGTGAGGCCATCAAAAAGATTGCGGAGAACAAGGAGATTACGGATTTGAAGCGTATTCTGGGACTGGAAACGGGGCGCGAATATACGTCCATGGAGGACGTGCACCGGTGCCTGCGGTACGGCAAGATCATCTTCTTGGTGGACCAGGACTACGACGGTAGCCACATCAAGGGCTTGTGCGTGAATCTGTTCCAGAGTGAATGGGCCTCTCTGTTTCGCCTAAACGGCTTCTTGTCGTTCATGAATACCCCCATCTTGCGCGCGAAAAAGGGGGCGCAGACCCACGTATTCTACCACGAGGGCGAGTATGAGACATGGAAGGCGACGTTTCCCGACGGCAACCCGCAAGGATGGACAATCAAATATTTCAAAGGGCTCGGTACCTCGACCGCCGTCGAGTTCAAGGAATACTTTGCCAACAAAAAGGTCGTGGATTTCGTGTATCAGCGCGAAACCAGCGACCAAATCATCGACAAGATTTTCAACAAAAAGCGCGCAGACGAGCGCAAAACGTGGTTGGAAAATTACGACAAGCACGCCCGGTTGGATACGAGTGCGCCGGTGGTCCAATACGACGATTTTGTCAACAAGGAGTTGATCCACTTTTCGGTATATGATTGCGAACGCAGCATTCCCAATCTGGTGGACGGCCTCAAGACGTCGTTGCGTAAAATACTGTATTGTGCGTTCAAACGCCGGCTCACCGCGGAGGTCAAGGTGGCCCAATTTTCCGGCTACGTCTCTGAGCACAGTGAGTACCATCACGGCGAGGCGTCACTCAACGGCGCCATTGTCGGGCTGGCCCAGAATTTCGTGGGGAGCAACAACATCAACCTGCTGCTTCCCAACGGCCAATTCGGGACGCGTCTTCAAGGTGGTATGGACAGTGCCAGCGAAAGATACATCTTTACCCAACTGAATCCGTTGACCCGGGCGCTGTTTCCCGAGGCGGACGATCCTATACTCACCTATTTGAATGAAGACGGCACGGCAATTGAGCCGGAGTATTACGTGCCCATTCTGCCGTTGGTGCTGGTGAACGGCATTTCCGGCATTGGAACGGGGTTCTCGTCCTCCATTCCGGCGTTTCATCCGCTGCAATTGGTGGAACGTCTGCGTGACCGTTTGCGGGGGGTGCCGCACGGGGAGACGTCGATGACCCCCTATTACGAGAATTTCCGGGGGACGGTGACCGCCGTGGTGGACGAACCCCACAAGTTCCTGATCAAGGGCAAGTATGAGGTCGTGGGCGACGACGACAAGATCCGCATCACGGAACTGCCGGTGGGAACCTGGACCATGCCCTATGTGACCTTCCTGGAAGGACTGGTGGACGGCGGCGTCGACAAGCAGGGCAAACGCATTGCCCCCTCGATCAAAGATTTTGTGTCGAATTCCACCGAGAAACTCGTCGACATTCACATCACGTTTCCCAAGGGCCGTGTCAAGGAACTGGAGAGCCAAACGGGTGGATCACCGGGCGTCAACGGTCTCGAGAAATTGCTCAAATTGTCCACGACGGTTTCGACCACCAACATGCACCTCTTTGACGCGAACTGCAAGTTGCACAAATACGCCCACGTCGACGAGATCATCGACGCCTTCTACGACGTTCGACATGCCACCTACGAAAAGCGCAAGGCCCATCTGGTGCGCGAACTGGAACGGGTCATGATGAAACTCTCGAACAAGGTCAAATACATCCAGTGTGTGTTGAATGGAACGATCGATTTGCGGCGTAAATCTGCCGCGGAGATTGAGGCGATGTTGACCGGCGCCGGGTTGCAACGCTGGGAAGACTCGTTCGACTATTTAGTGAAAATGCCGATGGTTTCCGTGTCCAGTGAACACGTGGACAAGCTTCAACGGGAACATGCCACCACGGAAGCGGAACTGGACACACTGCGTCGTACGACGGTTGAACAGATGTGGACCCGTGAATTGGAAGTATTTGAAGAGCAATACCGGGCCTACGTGGCCAAGCGTGCCGCGGAGTATGTGGCGGGGGTGGGTCAGGAGACCAAGAAGAAGGGTGCGGTCGTTAAGAAGAAGAAGTAAACCGGCCAAAGTGTAAGTGTGTAATTGAAAACATAGCCGTAAAAATATAGCCATAAATATTATATAAACCGCATTTCGTGTATATAATATTTTTTTATGCTCAAACGATCGCGCCCGGATGCATTCGATCAAATGTCGGTATTGACTACCCCCGCCACTGCGCGTAAATCGAGGCGTGTTCATGACGAAAATTTTATCGAAACCATGTCGCCCTTGACCCCGGGGTCAGCGGCGCGTTCTTTTCACACATTGCGCACGGAACATGTGGATCGCGACCCGTTCACCCCGATAAAAATGCGCGAATACGAACGCGAACGCGAAAAGCAGGACAAGGAAGCGAATGAACATCTGGCCAGGGACGATGGCAGCGTGCGTACGGCCGCGACCGAGGCTGCGACTAAGAGCACGATCATTCTGAGCGACAACGGACGGTCGATGGGCGGTAAGCGCCTTACGCGGCGTCAACATCGTAAGTGCCGTCAACGCCGTAAGCGCACGCGCCGTACACGCCGTACGCCCCGTCGTACCAAATAAATCAGGGGTTATTCGGCCATGTTGACCGTAATTTTGCCTTCAATCTCGTCGATGCGGTCCATGACCGCCTTGGGCAACGTGATACGTTCGTCCACTCCGTAATATTTACGCTCGACACGAGGACGCACCTCGTATTGACCGATCAGTCCGTACACATCTTCGCGCTCCGGGGTTTGTATGACCACGTGGTTGAAATCGTGTGCAAACGGCTCCCAACCGCAAAACGCGTAAATGCGGTCAATGGTGGCCTGGGTATTGGAGACCAATTCGTCATACGTCACATAGCAAAATGTGGATTGGTTACCGGAAGCGTCCGCCTGTTGCTTAGACCACTGAATCAATTGGTACGGGCGAACGATGGGTTCGCTGTTGTCCCCCAACAGTTGCGGGAGTAGACTGTCCACCGCTGTGGCCGCGACCGCATTTTTAGAAAAGAGCCGGGCGTACGACTCGACAATCTCCTGGAGCGGGCGTTCCAATACAATCATCTTGATCTGGGGGTCCATGCATCCCCGGAGCATGTTCAAATTGCACTCGCTGATCCAGGCCCGGCACCGGTCCACCACCACCGTTTTGCCCGCCGAAATGTCCTGATAGTAGACGTGGGGGATCGTGCCCACAATCTTGGGCATCATGTGGTCTTTGCGGTTGGACGCGAATTCGCGGCCACACCGATCTTGGTACGACAAATAGGTGTCCCACATCATTTGACACATGGGCGACGTTCCTTCGACGTGTATGGCCGGATTCTGCGAGAGAATGCCGGCCAGAAGGGTGGCGCCTGCCCGGGGCATTCCGGCCAAACACACAAACTGTTGGAAGGACTTGGGGAACCGGGAAGGAGCCCTTTGTGCCGAAGCATCTAATACTAATACCGAAGAGACATCCATAGTAGAATAGTGATTACAATTCAATATATTTACACTATTCACGTATTCTTTAGATACTTATGTTTCCATAAGTTTTTTCCATAATATGATGCCGTGAGCGGTGGCATTCAAATACATAATTTGTGTACATAGAAAATATATACAACCTCACAATAAAACATGTCTACCGGTGGTTCAGGTATTACTTCTGCGAGCACCTACGGCACCGACATTTCTAACCAGACCCCGGCGACATTGGACACTTCCTACGGATTGACCAATCCGGTGGTATACGCGATCCAAGCTTACGGTGGGTTCTCTACCAGCCAATCGTTTGCCCGCATCACAAAGCTGGCGGAAACCATCATTTCGCAGTTTGATACGACCGGCTCTTTAGAAATTCTCTTTGATGTGCGCGTATTTAACGCCCTTTTGGGTATTCAAAAAGACGCCAGTAACCTCAACATTTACAACCACACGACGGACTATTACGACATGTCCACGAACCTGTTTCGCAACGATTCCATCACGATTACTCCGGGGGCGTTCATCAACTGTTTGAACAATGACTATACCAACATCATTGATATGGGACATTTGAGCACCGTGTACAGCGATTTTGCGCTCTACGTTGCCAATTACTTTGGACTGGCGACGCCGACGTCGACGTATACCGGTATTGCGACGTTTTTCGCCAACGACTACGGGTTCAATCCCAACGGCGGTGTCTTTGATGCCTCGGCCTTCCTGAACATCATCGTGGCCCAGCCCCTCAACGCAGATACGGGCGCCTACATTGCCGATTTGAGCGGGGCCATTGTGATCGGGGGGGTGACCCAGTTGCTCCGCAATGCCGTGGACGCGAACCCGTTTGGCAACCGCGACCCCATCAACGGCACCACGGCCAGTGACCCGAACGACCGTTCCAATTACGGTGTGACCGACGGGTTCTTTTGCGACGATTTGATCTTTATTCCCAAAGACGGGTTTTCGGTCACCATGAATTTAGCCGTTGACAACAACATTTTTGGTCCCGGTTTAGTGTCGGCGTCGTCGGCGGCAGCAGATACCAAATTTGGTAGTCACAGCACCTCCACCTCCACGTTTGTGGAGACGTCGACCACCACCACCATGTTGGTCTCCCGGACGACCACTGTCCCGTTGTTGATTCGCTTGGTCAATCTCAGTGACGTTGCCGTGCAAGTGGAAGCCCAGGCGACTTCGGCCACGTCGTCCGCCGTTACCCTGCTTTTCAGCGGTATTTTCAACTTTTTGATCATCAGCCGCAACGGGGTCGTGTTGGCCGATCATGTGCATATTTTCTCGTTTGTCGACTATACCGTCACCTCTTCTACCACCTATACCTATACTGTGACTCCGGTAGGACACAAGGGGGTCAAGGGTTCGCCGGTCAATGTCGTTGTCACCACGCTCGTTTCGGGCACTTGGACCAATTTAGGCGCCGGTCTGCTGGGTACCGGGGAAAACAACGTCAGTGCGCTTTATTATAATCCGGTTACCAAGACGTTGTACGTGGGCGGTCAATTCGCCGCCAACTACAACAATGTGGCATATACGAGCGCGGTGGGAACCTCCGGCATCATTGGTAACAACTGGCACAGCATCGCCAATGACATTACCGGCGGTACGGGGTGGAACGATGTGGGCAACAGCCCGGGCAGTTATGTGACCAGCATCACCCAGGTTGGCAACACCTTGTATGTGGGCGGGTATTACGTCGTGAATCCCAACCATTATTCAATCACACAAAGTGTGTCGGGAGGACCGTTGACTACCGTGCCGGCCTCGGGCAATACGCGGGGGGACGTATTCACCGCCCTATCTGCCAACAATCGTTTGTATGTGGGTTCAACCTACGCGGTCCAATTGGTCAACGGCGCGTGGGACAGCGCGTTTGCCGCCCACGCCAATTTCATCAACGGCGGGGGAACCATCCAAGCACTGGCCTACAACACAGTCACCCATACCTTGTACGCCGCCGGAACGTTCAACCATTACAACAACGGCAACAACGACGGTTTCAATTATGTGGCACAGACCGTCAATAACGGCGCATGGACGCAATCGGGGGCGGGCGTGAACAACCAAGCCTACAGTTTGTACAGCGACAATACCAATGGCGTGGTCTACGTGGGCGGCGGTTTCACCAGCGACGGCGTCGTCACCTCGCCGGGCGTGGCGTGCAACATTCAAAACGGCGGCTGGGAGACCCTCGGGGCCGGACTCGTCAACGGGATAGTGTATACCATGGACATGGACATCAATACGGGTATTCTGTACCTGGGGGGAGCCTTTACGGCCATCGGCGGCGGCGCTCCGGCCCGCTACATTGCCCGTTGCAATTTTGGACACTATACCCAAGTTGGCAACGGTTTGAATGGTGCCGTCAAGCGCTTGTCCTTCGACAGTTGCGCGAATACCCTGTATTTGGCCGGCAACTTCACCGCCGACGGATCGAGCAATGCGATGGAACATGTGGCGTCCATCTACTTGCCCAACTGCCTGGACCCCACCTTGCTCACCTGGAACAACCTGGGCTTCGGTATAATGGATAACCGCGCCGGCTATTACGGCATTCAGGCCATCTTTTATCATCCGGCGACGCGCACGGTCTATGCGGGCGGCGACTTGTCGCCCCAACAGTTGAACTCCAATGTCCTCTCCTATACCCCGTCCAGCAAAAACTACGTAGTACGTTGTGTCAACGGCAGTTTATGGCACCAAGTCGGCAACGGGGCGCCGGACGTTACCACGTCGTTCGCCTACGATTCCAATACCAACACATTGTTCATGGGCGGTAAATACAATACCGTGTATAAGAGCGTCAACAACGGTGCTTTACAGAACGTCGCCTCGACCACTTTGAACGGCACGGTGAACTCGATCCTATACAAGAATTCGGTGGTATATGCCGCGGGCGAGTTCACGAGCGATGCCAACGGCACGACGGTGACTCAGGTGGCGTACGTCAACGGTTCGGGGGCCTGGACGGCCTACGGCAACGGGTTTTTCAATACCAGCGACGTGGTATACTGCATGGCCTATGACGACGACACGGACACCATGTACGTGGGCGGCTCGTTCACCATGAACTTAACGGGCACGATTTTGAACAATGTGGCTAAATACGTCAACGGCGTGTGGACGCCCATCGATTTGGGATTAAGCGGCATCGTACGCGCATTGTACTATGTGACGGAAACGCAGACCTTGTACGCGGGCGGCGACTTTACCGTGGATGGCCACGGTAAGACCATGATGCACGTGGCCATGAGCGTGGCCGGGGGACCCTGGCAACAAGTGGCCGGGGGCTTGGGGTTCGGCAACGGGCTCCCCAGCAATGTCACCGTGTTATCTCTGGAATACAACCATGTGGCCGGTGCCCTTTATGCCGGTGGTTCGTTCACCGGCGCCGGAGACGACAAATATCGGTCCATCAAGGCGGTGGCGTACAGCGTGCTCAACGGTCCGTGGTCGCAGGTGGGCGTCGGCCTGAACAGCGACGTGAAATCGCTTTCGTACGACCCCATTGGCAACCGGTTGTTTGCCGGCGGTTACTTTACGGTGGACGGTACAGGAAACCCCATGGTCCACGTGGCCATTGCGTTGTCCCCTTAATGCTCCATGATCATAAGATCCATCCCCATCCCCATACACTTATTATTTATTAGCTAAGCTACACGTCTAATAAATAATATTATTTTACTGATTCATCAATCTTCGCCTTCATCGCCAGGACCCTCTTCTTCGCCTTCGCCCCCCTCGGTATCTTCCAACGAATTTGGCAACGAAGCGGCCGTGACCCGTTTGCCGCCAATCAAATCAAACGTGTCGCTGTTTTTGTCCAAGAACCGGTACATGCGTTTGATATCTAGACGGTTGATTTCCGTCGATTGAAATAATTCGTCCAAATGATCGTAGAGTGACCGGCTGCATCCACTCAGTACCGTGGACCCACTGGCACCATGACTCGAGGGTTTTTTCCCCTGAACCCCGTATTCCTCGTGCATCTTGTCGGCGTTGATGCTAGCATCTGGCAAGGAAACGGCGCGTTCGTGTTTTTTACCCCGGGATTGTCCGTCCGTTTCCCCCGATTTAGGAACATCGTCGCCGCCCAACAACAGCCGCAATTCTTGGAAAAAGGCAATCACGTCCTTCTTGTCCATGTCCAATTCTTGGGACATGTTGAATAAAAACACCGAATTGTTGTATTCCGTCGAGTATTTGGTCAACACCTTGGTAAACCGGATTTCGTCGGGATAAAATGTATTCTTCTTCTCGGGAAACTGTTGGTGGTAGAGCCAATTGTTGTAAAACGTTTTAATGATGGAACTCATTTCGTTGAAAATCCAAATCTGGTTTTGGAAGGTAATGCGGTCGATGGCGTCGGCAAAACACAAATTGCGCAAGAATTCGGTATAAAATGCGATAGGAAACGTTTGATTGTGAAACGTATCGACAATGTTTTCGTGGTACAACAGGGAAATAATCGTGCGATCCGTTTCGTTCAGTATTTGATTGTGTTGTTCTAGGGGCACATAGTTGTTGAGTAACCGGTGCGTGATTTTCTTCGCATCGTCGTTGTACGTTTTGATTTGAAATATGTTTTCCAAGATGGACCGATCCTCCAAGAAATGCGGACACTTCCTATACATATTTTCAATAAAGACGAATTTACGCAAATCCCCTTGCACAAAATCCAGGATGGTTTCATGGACATCTGGGGTCACCGTCCGTCCTTTCAAAATATGTTGGAGTATTTGGGACATATGAGATCGCGTCGGGGTTTTGAGTTCAAACACATTGCAGACTTTTTTCAATTCCTTCATCTTCTTGTCCACGTAATAATTTCCTATACAAATGATGGGATTGAGGGTCACGTGCTCCATCTTCTGTTTCTTGGTCTTCTTTTGCCGAATGAGTTTGATGAGCGAGGTGATGCCCCGTTTGTCGCCGTTGTTCATCTCGTCGATTTCGTCCATGACGATGGCGAGGGGTTTGCTCTTCCGGTTCATCATGGCGAGTACATTGCGGTTGGATACGTTGTTGCAGGTGATGGTATCAATGAGGGCCTTGTTGCGAACATCGCCGGCATCGTACTTGATAATGTCGTAATTCATGGATTCCAAGAGGTGCTGTACGAACTGGGTTTTTCCGCATCCGGGGGAACCATAAATGAAGATGCCCTTTTTGAAGTGGAGGTTGCGGCAATTTTCGTCGAAAGATGCCAGGATTCCGCGAATCTCGTTGGCAATGTGGTTGCGTTCCAAGATGTCGTTGTAGGATGTTAGGCGGGTATCGTTGCGGGAGCCGTAGCCCGATGAGGGAAAAGATGAAGATGGGTTTATGGGTATAGATTCGGTCTTGGTCGTGGGCACAATTATATTTTTAGGAACATCTTCCCTTTTTACGTCCCCCTTGTCCCCCTTGACGTCTTCACTTTTATTTACGGATTTCTTGGAAAAAAAACGTTCCATGGAAGAATAATATACAATGGTGGGGAAGTTTTGTATATTATTATAGAATGTTTTCGTATGGTTTACGCATATTTATGGGAACCAACGGTTTATTGGAACCTACGTCTACACAGTACCCCAGTGTTCGCGTGTAACGCGAACACGATAAAATCCGTACGACTACCTTTGGTAGTCGCACGGATTTGAGAGTAAAACCTCCCTTGGGATATCTCC